ATTGTCGCTTATGTCAATACTTTTTTTAGATTTCAGAAGCATAATCTTTTGCTTGCATAACAACACGTGTCTTTTTCCAGGTAATAAGATTGTGTAGACTGAACTCAGGAGAACATTTAGCACAGCTACCTAGTTTTTTCATATAAGGTCGTCCTTTTCTATATATCTTATGTCCATTCGGACAAGTACCTACATAGGTGAAGATTATGAATGCTTCTCGATTTCCATATTTTTTACCAGTGCCACCAATTTCAAGACATTTTTCTTTCCATATAGAGTTGTGTCCAGCCCATGAAGGTGTTAGAGCGTGTGCTATTTCGTGCAATACGACTTCCCTGAGGATTTGTTCATTGTTAACCTCGGTTAGTGGCTTGCTAAGTAGAATCTTCTTCTGTGTATAATTACACTGTCCCAATGCAGTCAGTTTTGAATTAAATGCTAATGTCCATGAATCGTCTAGGTGTTTAGCCATTAATTCTCGAGCTATCTTCTCTGCGTCTTGTATATTCATATTTCTGTCCTTCTATATTGTTATTCGCCTTGTGGAATGATAGCGTCTTTATCTAGATTCCAGAAGTTAATAAACCTAAGCTCACAACTTTCTTTCCAGGTGGATTCAAGAGAAGGTTCAATATTTAATATTTCATAACCAACTTTCTCAGCCTCTGTGACCTCTTCCTGGTTCTCGAGTATATAAATCTTATGACAACCATCCCAGGCGAATTGTGTTGCCTCTGGTGTCATTTCTTTAACTTTAGTTAAAACGTTCATTGTACTGTCCTTTCTTTTATATTAATAATTATAAGACATAAGCACATAAAAATCAATAGTTTCTTGCAAGAAAGTTATACATTTATGAGATATTTAGATTTTCATCTCTTCTCATTCTTATTCAATTCAGCTTCATAAGTACGGTGGTTCATGAAATAAGTGTTGAATCTTGCAAAATCCATTAAATCTAAATCATCTTCTAAATCTATGTCATCAATGTAGGATTGTAAAGCTACATCCATTAACTGAGAACCTTTTATCTCTCTACTGAAAAAGTTATTGCAGATGACATCAGCAAGTAATTCAAATAAACAGCTGATATCAAGCTCTCCAAAGACTCCATACCAATAGCCTACATTTCGCACGCCTTCTTCTTGAATTTCTTTAATCTGTGCTTGCAATGCTTTTCTCTTATTGTTGTCCATCTTAGTCCTCCTCTATGTTGATTGTTATTAGTCTTTACTTGATACAGTGAACTTATCCCAATCAGTTTGATTGAAAATACCCTTTACGGTCTCCTTAGCCAATAGTTCGATATCACAAATCCGTTCAGGAGTATAGAGATTGGCATAAACAGTTATACCGTCAGCTTTATAACAGAATTTGCCTTGATGATACCAAGCGAACTTGACTTCGATATCTTTGTACTTCTTTGGCAATCTGTTTTTAATGTTGTTGTTCTTGTCTATAATTACGTTTTGATCCATCTACTGTCCTTTCGTTTATGTTATAACCTAAGTTTATATCATTCTACCGCTTATGTCAATACTTTTTATGTCTAATTCTTCTTATTCAGTAGCATATTGACTTTAACCTTATATAAAGCAATTAATCGTTCTAATTCTACATCAGGAATCTTGGTATAGTCTTTATTCAACTGTTCTAATCTAGCTACCTTTTGAGGTCCTAGCTCTCGTTTAATTTTTGGAGTATAGACTTCATAGTTGCCATTGAGGGTTCGATTACAATTCCTGCAACATACTCGACAATTATCTTCTTCCCACCTAGTACCGAACTTTCCACGTTTAATCCAGTGAGCATTGTCCATAATTTTCCAGGAATAACGTTTACCACAGGTATAACAAACGCAGGAACCATCTTGTAAGGAATATTTCAATCTTATGTATTTAGAGAATACTTCATCTAAGTGCTTTATAAGCGTTGGACGTGTGTATTTCTTTGAAGACGATACATTATATAACTTCGGCTTTTTAATCGCTGAAACACGCTTAGAAACGGTTTTAGGACGCATTCCACTATCCCACATAGCTTTGTAGCATTGGTATTTATAGTGTCCTGGTTTTTTACAGTATTTGCAGATTGGAGTTTTCATAATTTCAGTATAACGTACTGATTGCTAATTTCAAACAGCAAGAAATACGGCTTTTGAAAAAGTCGTTTGTAAAATTACCCTTCCCTACTGTATATATATTATTTGTAATATTTAGTAGAGTTGGGTAAGTACGAAGTTTCCTGTTAGCAAAGTTGATGACAGTATGTGATCCTGCCACCTTTACTTTACGATTTTGGTCTTACTCCTACATATGAATCTATATATTTATATGCGAGTAATGAGCATCTATTCTCCCCGCCATAATGACTACCCAGGCTATAGGCTGCTTAGTATCTGGTGTCGATACTGAACATGCAAGAGTCCTCCGATTGATAGTTAACTACACAGTAGTCCTGGATACAGGGTGGGCATTGCCAGGATTTTTGGAGGGTGGTCCTGCGATACTAGACGAACTCAGGCTCTTTTGTTTTGCTATTGGTGATTGCGAACACCAACGCAGGAAACGTTGTTAATATACGAAAACTACCCCTCATAAAGAAGGGTAGTTCCTACAGAGTATGATAACAAACTTGACCAACGCCAATGCTCTCTGTATAATCGATTATATCAAAAGCCTGAAATTGATGCAAATTTGTTATCATGTAATTATTATAACATACTTATGTTCTGAGGTCAGCGTATTAGTTTTGCCTATTTAACAGGCTTGCCCAAATCCTCTACATAGTATTCATATACCATTTTAGGAATATCTAGAAACGATTCATCTGCGAAGTAGGCTTGGTAGGTAGTCTTACGTTCGTTTTCAAGTGCCTCTATTTCGGCGTTAGACAACTTCTCACGCTCTTGTTTGCGTTTTATGTATTCCCATGTATATTTACGTACACTGCCCGTAGAAAAGCTTACAGCATGTTCGTCGAGGTATTCTTTTAACGTGCAGAAGATTGGATGGTCTGTATGTCCATCAAATCTATACGTAGTATTTAGTGCTTTATGTAGTCTTGCTTGATTGGCTGTCGATAAACTCATTAGACTTCCTTCTCTTCTAGGATTATCTCTTCAACGTCTGGTTCGTCTTGGTAGACAATGCTTTTCACTAGCTTAATTTTCTTGATGTTCTCCAAGTCGTTCTGACAATCCATGAAGCACCAGCGTGCAACATCTTCGTCCATCCAGCTTTCAATACCCTGATCATTGCTCCACTTCTCACCATTCCAGAAGAGTGGACCATCTCCATACTCTAGTTCTGCCCAGATTGTGAATGATACGTATTGTATAACTTTACTCATTTGCGTTTTTACCTTAGAGTTTGACATACTTATTGTTATTGTCCTTTCCTTATACGTTTGCTTATGTTTACATTATAAGGCACACAATCGCTTATGTCAATGGTTTTTAGTAAGAATATAAAAGAAAAGCCCCTATCTAAGGGGTTATTTCTTATTTTTCCTGTTCTTCGGCTATGATTTTGTCTGCTTCTTCTATATCTTGTTCACTGAAACCCATTTGCTTTAGCATTCGGTTAGCAAACTCATCTGCTGTTTCATTTTCCGAAATGCTCATTATAAATGGCTTCTGGGCTTGCGATTGGGGTGTATTTGCCATTCTTGATATCTCCTGTTTTAATTTCCTTAAATGTCTTGAGATCGAACACTGCTAGCTGTTTAGCTTGCTGAGCCTTTTTAATGGTATCTTTACTATACTTGCCAACGTGAGAAATATCTAGGTACCATTTACCGTCCTCTGGGTTTTTCCAACCTCCAAGGTTAGCGTCTGGGTGGCGAAGTTTATCTAGGTTCTTAACAATGAACTTCTTTAACTCCACTGCTCCGAGTTTATCTGTGCTAATGATTGCCTCACTATTTTTATGAGGGGCAAAAGCTATACCTTCTCGTTTAGTATTACCGTGAATGTCGATAGTCATACCGCCATTTTTATTAGCCGAGTCTATAATCTTTGCGATATTGCTCGAACTAACACCTACGGTACCAGTACCTGCTCCACCACGCTTACCAGGTCTACCCATATGTCCCCAGTTTCCACTTCCTTTACCTCCATTTAAGAGTAGAGATAAAGCAACTACAGCGTTCTTAATTGCTTGTTGTCTATTCATAAGACAAGTATATCAAATCTATTCATCCTCTCCTTTCCAGTTTTTATTATAAGGAAGGATGTCGGTTATGTCAAGGTTTATCTGTTCTGCACGAATTGTTCTATCTGTTCTAATAGAGTGAAGGTACTAGATTCTAGAGCTTTGCCTGTTTCGGTATTGTAAAAGAATGGTTGCTTGACTCCTAGTTTTTCTTCTAGTTTTTCGGCATCTTTAGCCCAACCTTCCCAGAGTAAGGTGGTTCGCACGTCCAGCTCCTCGCCATATGTTGCACAGACTTGTTTCATCTTTGCTATAGCACGGTTGCCAGCACATCCTTCACATGTTCGTTGAAATAGAATTATCATTAGTCTTATTCTACCACGAAATACGCTTAGCGTTACGTTTCGGATCCTTTTGAGGATTAGCCTTCCTGTCCCACATCCAGCTAGCAATCATGAAAGAGTCGGCTAAGTCAGGTGAACGCCCTAGAGCCTCTTTCACTTTAGCCTTCTTCAAGACTTTAGGTTCTTGGTTTTCCATCTCATAAGTGTGTGCACTCAACTCTTTTCTTAACTCGCCAATAGTGCTGATATCTTTATATATCTTTACATCTCCTGCATCCATGTTCAGCATTAAGTTGTAATAACCTTCTGACCTAGATTTACTAGTGGCTACATATTCTGTCAAGTTCCAGCCACGAACGCGTAGAGCATCCCGACAATTGTGAGTAAGCACATTCGGACACATAAAGGTGTGCGATTCAGTTTCAAAATTATATACAGTGCCTTCAATATATGACTGCTCTATTTCTATAATTCGGCGATAAATCTTATTGTCTTGTACAAAAGCATTCTTTTTCATATCTTTCTGTATGAGTGGTGGTATGTCTTTATTCAACTTGCTCCAGGGTTCATTGCGTCTTGACATAACAAACTTTCTTGTAGCGGCAGCTCCGAAACTAAGCGTATATGATGGTTTGCAATGACACACCTTACCGTTTATAGTTTCCACTCTGGCTGGACACATCAACCTCACTGCACCTACGATCCCAATCGAATCAAGAATATCTCTGAAATCTTCTAGTAACTTCTTACTGATTGAACGCATTGACATCTTATAATAAACGGTGTTACCTGATCGTTTCTCTTCCGCTCTTATCATAGTTCCATTACTCTCGATATATCCAGCTATCAATTCTCTTTTAAGTGAATGCGGAATATACTTAACCCAGTCAGCTATATTCTTACCGCCAGCCTTCTGTCCGAAAGTATCCTCTAAGAAGTCAGTTAAACCACGACAACGAATTACCACATTATCTACCCTAGGTTTCTTATACTCTGTTGCTTTACGATTAAGTAGATTCTGAGAGATGTTCTGTATCTTTTCTAAGTAATACCGCTGTTCTGGACTGAAACAGAAATGGACCTCTCTACTATTTCGTGGGCGATCAGGTCTATTTCGAGTTTGAATCCACCCATCACCTAACCAATATCCCACAAGCCACCAAAAATCCCTTTCTTGTACGATATCATTCATTCTAATGGTACGGTTGCTGTTTGTCCAGTAATCAAAATCATATTTAGACAGGTCGGGCATTGGTTTTACTTCACTATAGACATTAGGCATCTCCAGCCAATCGTTCACCTCTATCCGTGAAGCTGGCACGAATGAGTACTGTCCATCTCGTTTTTTAGACGACCAGATAGGATGTTCACCTGTAAAGGTTACTGTCTGAGTCGTATTGCCGATCTTTAATTTATATAGCTTTTCTTTGACATTTGTATAGATCTGTTTATTCACTATTCGAGTAGGTAATCCATTATGGTCTATTAGCGTATCTTTTCCATTAACCAGTTGAATTTGCTTAGGACCTTTGGTAGTTAATACTAATTCCCCAGCAGGCAGACAACCAACGCCAACACCATTAGATTCCACTGCTATATTCTTGGCATTTATCTGTTGGAATCCGTTCTGTTGAGCGAACTCTATAAGCTCATTGGCAATTAGATAACTGAGTGGCTCTTCGCTATTCTTATCCCAATTCAGCTGAACGTTAGATAATTTCTGAGCCACCAACACTCCATTATCTATTAGAGAAAAGACAGACCTATCTCCACCAGAGTCAGACACGTCAACTCCGATAACCTTATTAAACTTTTCACTCGGTTGAGGCAATTCATATGTTATAGCTTTATCTATTAGTCCTGACTTAAACAGTGAGCTTTCATCATCTGCATAATCCCAGTTACCGTCTAGTAGTCGTTTTCTCTCTCTAGCAGGAAGAGTTTTCAGGTTATCTATATAGCTTTGTGGAATGAACGGGTTTTGGTACACAGACATTCTTAAGAAGCACCGTTTCATTTCAATCTTTTTAACCTGGCTCATAGTTCTACGCCTGTATTTAGCAGTAGTTTCTCCAATTTTCCAGCTTTGGTACTCACCACCGCCTAGCTCCATATATGGATCATAGTATTCGGTACGCAGAAAGTTCTGTGATGGGTTTCCAGATAGAATCAATTTGCCTGGTATGCCCTCTGTTTTAGCCATAACACCACGACCAACACGTGAACGAATAGCATTCTTAGCCTCCAAACTCACCTCACCAGCCTCCTCAATGAACGCCATATCTATTTCTAGGGATCCAAATCGAGCAAAATCTGGGTCAGATGGGTTCTTCATCAATTCACCAAAGATAACGACAGAACCATTAGCATAGGTTATCTCTCCAGCTTGTCCTGAATATTTGAAATCGTCTTCTGTGATATCGAACATTTTATGTACCTGTCCTAGCAAGGTATGAATAAATGACTGCCTTAATGACTTAAGAGTCTTCCTACCTACGAATAAACGACATCCAGCATATTGTCTGACTGTTAATATAACCATCATAGCCATTGTGAAGGTCTTAGAATTATGGGTAACGATAAAGTCATTTGTCAGATATAGACCATCAAGATTAGACACAGAAATACATCTAACAGGAATAGAATCTCCTATAAACTTATATGAGGCTATCTTTTCTGACCAAATCTTACCATTTTCACTAACATATAATTCAGGTTGGTTCTCTTCTTTCCATATGTCAGAGGAGAGTATATAGTCTTTAACTCGTAACAGCTTAGGTCTTTTCTTGTCTGTTAACTTGAATGGAAATAGATGATTCTCTTCAGCTTGTACTTTTCGCCCAGACTCAAGGGTTATTTCAAAGACTGAACCTTTTCCTTCATAAGGAATATCGATTACTTCTTGAACATCGCCAGTATAGGTTAATACCTTATCTCCGACTTCTAGATCTCCGATAGCCCTATCTCCTGTAGGTGTTTTCACTATTGCATCTAATGGTTGAGGTCCGCCACCAGAACCACCCATAAAAAGTTCAACAATACTTGGATTCTGCAATAGAGCAATAGCCTGGTGTTGCTTATCACTGATTGTCAGGTTGTCCACTAGTCCTCCTCAGAGTTCTCGTTCTGTATCTCTTCTAGGGTTGGAGTTTTGACTACTGAAAAGCTAATATTAGCCTTATCGAAGAATGTATCTCCAGCTTCATGCACTACCTTCTCACCATAGCCAATCTTGTTCAATAATTCTACAAGATCCCTCACGTCTTTGCTGATGGGTTTATCCGCACTGAGTGATTTAGCTACTTCCTTGGTTACGTTACTAACGATAGCTGCAGCGATAACAGCGGCAGGAGTTTTATCGACAATTCCCTTCCACTGATTTGGAGTACTTTTAAGAATAGTACTCAGCAATTCCTCGTCTTCCATTAACCGACGAACACGATGACCGAAATTAGGTGTTCTTTTCCAGTTGCCTCGAGGGTTGGCTGGTGGCATTCCTTTGTAACCAATAGTAGGAATAATATTCTTAAACCCACGCTCTTCTGGCGTTAATAGTTCTGGGTCTGTGTTCGCTATTCGTTCGATGTCTTCCTTGCTGTATTTTTTGCCCATATTTTCCCCTTATTGCAATAATTCCTTTTACCACGAATTAGTGTTCTATTTTTGTTCTATTCGTTATCTATAAACGATGTATCTATGTCCATTATACCATTATTAACTCTGACTAATAGAAACAGCCCTTCTATTTTGAGGACTGTTATAGAGTAGTTCTTAGTTCCTAGGGGGCTTCTCGTCTAATGTTTGATATAAGGTTAATACTCGTTGATGAACTTCTGGATTGTCTTTCGTTAGAGTGTGTAATTCCGTGAGGGTATTTATCAGTGTCTTTCTCGTTCCTGAACATTTACAGATATCTTTCATTAGTCGAGATAGACAGTCTTTCTTCTTTTCTTGCAATAAAATGTAATCTGGCTTGTCTTTTTGTATAGTCTTCATTGCTTGAAGTATTAAGACAGCATGACATAGGTTGTCGTAGAGTTTGGATTCTTTGACCCTTAATTGATTCATATCTTATTATAACATAATCTAGACAAGTGAACTATTGATGCTAGATATTTTCATTAAGTAATGAGTCTAGTTCTTCTTTGTTGACTCCCATATCTAGTAGTTCATCGTAATCAATGCCTTCTTCTGAAAAATCAATCTTAGGAGTAGGTGTATATGATTTGGTTTCTTCGTTATATAAGATAGAAGCTATTTTTTTATGGTTATTATAACAGCGAATAAACGATGTTCCGTGCTTCACGACTATACAGGCGTGTGTAGTACCTTCTGGCAAATCATTAATGCTGATTAGTGGTGTTTTAAGTTCTATTCCAACGGTGTCCATAATGGTTTCCTTTCGTGTTGGGTTAAGTTTATCTACTACTTAGTATATCATAAGGGGTAATACTTCAGAAGTTATAAGTAAATAGTATATAACCGATTCTAAGCCCTTATATGCGAATTTATTTATTCATATATAAAGTTATACATAAAACACAAGAACGCCCGTTAGAAACGCTCTTACGTTGATTTAGAGTATAGTTACATTAGCTTTAATTAACGTCTATTACTATTTTGTACGAAACTAGCAACTAGTAAGAAAAATATACCACGTGTCCAGTCGCTATGAAAAATAGCAATACAGATGTTAATAATAACTATTCCGTAGACTATGAGATCAATAATATCTGATAGCGTTTCTAATAATTTAGTTGTTTTCATTTTCTTCTCTACCCTTTAATTTTTCTATAGTTTCTTTCATCGCAACCATGCCATCCTTCTCATTATCTATTAAGCAGTAATACCAATATTCAATTGTTTCTCTTTGAAGCTTTTCCATAGCTTTTATGATACCTTCAGAAGCTCTATTATCAAGTGAAGCCTGATAACATAGAAGGTCATCATATTTAGTATATCCTTTAGCAATATTAAGTTGAGCGGCTTGTGTAAGAATCCTATATTCAGATAGGACTTGGTAAATATTTGAATTAATGGGTTTTGGTAGTGACATTTATTACTCCTATTCTTTACAATTACGTTTCTTATCTCGCAACTCTTTTATCATTATTCTCTTTCTAATTATTGCTTGATGTATTTATCTTTTGAACAGGTCAAGTATGTAATTTTATGGTATCCTGGTTCGGCTAGACTAATAATCTCACCAAGACACATAAAATAGACGAATCCATTTGGGGCTACTCGTATTCGTCTAATGCCGTGTGTACCCAGACCCAGGTTCCATTGAATATAATCCCAACCGAATAATTTATGCCATAATCTCCACATAAGAACTCCTTTCTATTGTTAATTAAGATAAATCTTTGTGTAAATCATTTACATTTATTTCATGAATATTACCAACGACCTCCATAATCGCATTGCCATTTTCACTGAACGCCATTGTCGGATAGTCTTGCGACTGGTTATAAAAGCCTGATACATTAAAACAGGCACACTCGCTATCGTAAAAGACTTCGCCTACATTATCGCCATATTTCACGATATCACCCTCATAAATGTCTACACCATTCTTGTCTTTTAGTCCTGTCCATCGTTCTACAATATCTTCACCTTCCAGTATATCGGAAGGATTTTTATATACATTAAGCATAGATAAAAGATTGTAGAGTACCATATCTCCGTCTGGCAAGATACACACTGAATTATCTGGAAGATATTTCTTTAGTAAGGTATTCCAAACCCTGAACTTCATTTTCTTCATAGATATCTCCCGTCGCTATAATGTTTTCCACTCTTTATATATTCAACAATCTTACCCAGGATTTCTTCTAGGTTATCACCAGTAGCTTGCACGTAATCAGTATAGTCATTATCTTCATCATCTGTCATAGAAAACTTAACCCAGTATTCAATTTTTCCATCAAGCGTAACACTCCAGGAGATGAAAAAATCAGGATTATTATATTTTTTAATTTTAATGTAGTCTTCTATAAAAGCTAAGTCTTTCATTTCTTATGCTCCTCCTCATACCTTTTAATGAAATTGTCTATCTCTTCACATACAACACCGTTCGGAGCTTCCTCTTTAATACGTTTGAAGACTTCGTACTGCCTTGGAACTACCTCACTCAGATATTTTACTTCTCCATACAGTCTTGTGATTTCTAAGATACGCCAGCTGATATTACCGTTCACACACCTCTTAGTTTCGTCGTAATTATACGGATCCATATACAAAGACGTAACACTAGGTTCGACAGGATTTATATCTTTCAGGACACTTTCTAACGAGCCCTTTTCTAAGATTTCTTCAAGAAGTTTATTTTGTTTTTCGATTGATTTTCGTATCGACTCAAACATTATGATATGTCCTTTACCTCATCACTTCTATAAATGTTACAGGGCGAAACTTCTTACCATACTTTTTAGCAATCAATTTACCTCTTCGATTCATTTCGTTCAGTACAGGTTCCATTTCTGATTTAACCTGCTCTCTAGACTTATGTATACCTGACTTTTTAATCTGTACCATTAATGCGTTAAGTTCTGCTCCTGTCAGGCTGATTAAGTCTTGCATTAAAACCACTCCCACATAACACTTCTATCTGGAGATTGTTCAATTGCCCCACGAAGTGCCTTGGCTAATTCTCGGTTAGTCATACCTTCGTAATTGCTCATTTCATCATTATCTGGAAGAGAGGCAATATATTTTTCCAATTGCTCTGCCTCGACATAATAAGTTTCTGATTCGCACTCACCAATTATGTCAAGATTGTCGCTTTCTAACCTTAAGAATCTTTGGAATGCTTGATAATTGCTGAATGTTTGATCTCCATATTCTCGGTCCCTCGTGACTACGTTTGCTCGATAACCCATTTCTTTACTCCTCTACCTTTACTTGATAAAATCTACGTTCTTCTGGCATATATACCCAATCCAATGCTAGATACAATACATTGTCTTTAGTGTAATTGTGTGAAACCGTATCTACCTTGATTTCTACGATTGGATCTTGGTGTAGGTTTGCACTTGTAGTAATGATTGCATCTAGCTCCGCTATTGAATCAATTACAATTGACTCGCTCTGTTTACCGCTTGCCGTCTTGAATGTAACAGCCATTTCAAAGTCTTTCATTAACGGCGAATCCATTTCTGCCACAAAGCTGTCATATTGATTTGTAAACTATTTACCGACTTAAAACGTGTCCACTGGTGGAACATCATATCCACCATACCCTCGTTTTCCAAGTTCTGTAGTCTTGTTTCTAATTGCTTGCTAGTTAACATATTCTTGTCCTTTCGTTTATGTTATGTTTTTATTATAAGGCATAAGCGAACAAAAATCAATAGTTTTCCATAAAATTATTAAGAAATTATCAAGAATCTAAGGAATTATGCTCATTTATTCAGTTTATTATCTAATTTTTCAATCAGTTTATGAATACCTCTTCCTGAGCCGATGCCTTTACCAGTCCACCAGCCTTTATATGGGTATAGTTTTGCGATATGGTTCTTTCTATCGTTGCTCTTATAAATGTATATGGCTTTCTCTCTTTCATCCCAAGCTACGGCATACCAAGCCTCTATGAGCAAGTCAGTTGCGTATTGTACACGGCTTGGTTCAAGAGATTTTCGACGCTCTTCACGCTCTTTCTTCATAGCGTTAAATACTACACTTAATTCACCCATCAGTCTTCCTCAACGCCGAAATATTTTAACCAATCTTCTCGGTTCTCTCTAATAGATTTTTTAGCGTCTTCTATAGTTTTGTAACGTACAGGTTCGCCACTATTAATTCTAAAGTCTGGCACAGTATCCAATGTTCTAGTTTCATAGTTATAAAAGACAAGCCACCCACCATCTCCATTTTCAAAGTCTGGCTTAAAGTTTGAGGTTCGTTGTAATCTGACTTTAGCTAATCTTCGTTCTCGGGCTAGCTCACACTCGCCTGAGGTACGATAGGTATTACCAAACTCAAAACGGCTAAGATGATATGAGTCATCTTCATCAAAATATGTAAAATTAGTATTGCCATTCTCATCAAGATACCAAATCTTATCGCCACGTTTAGGCTTCCAGTGAATACTGTCTGTCGGTTCTTGGACTTCCTCAAACCATTCAGTTAAAATGTTCGGAAACTTTTTCAGGGTAGTTTCGTGGTAAATCATTATTATTAAGCCCGTTTCTGTGGTCTTTTGGTTTTCTGGAGTACCAGCAATAAGATTTCCCGTTTTAGAGATATATGCTAACTGTCCAGCTTTGAATGTTGGTAAATCTTTCTTAAGCACATACCTACGCATAATTATAGTTCCGTCCTTTTTTGATATTACATATTATAGATTGAGATACGCCATAAGACTTTGCAATGTCTATGTTTCTTACCCCTCCACTCTTAAGTAGTTCTTTTATTTCTTCGACCTCCTGTCTGTTTAAGCAGGCTACTGGGCTTTTATGCCCTCTGCGGTCAGTGATAGAATTACCTTTTGGCGACGGTCTACCTTGTGCAAAAGCCTTACTTATGTTCTCTGAGCTTGTAACCCATTGTAAGTTTGATACATTATTATTGCTTTTATCGTTGTCAATATGGTCAACCTGCAAACCATAGCTAGTTTTATCTCCAAGAAAAGCGATTGCTACTATTCTATGAACTGATACTGCTTTGTCAATTTTTAACTTACTATTTCGTAAGTGGACTTGAAGATAACCAGCCCAATTTGGACGTGTGGTCATTGTTTTGTTAGATATAACTGAAAACACCTTGCCAGTATTTGAGACTTTGTAGAGTTTTTCAAGTCCACAAATAGGAACATCTCTCCACTCTTCTTTCAGTAGTCTATACTGCTTCATTTCCTCTCCTTAAAATAGCTCCAATTGCGTGGCGTAAATTGCACGACTGGCTAATATCTGGTTAATTCGGTGAATAGTTCGTTCGCTCTCGTTTAGCTCGTTTAATGCACCCTCTTTCATCTCCAGTAAATCTACCGTGTCTACCTCATCTAATGACTGATAGTCGTCTTCGTAGTAAGGTTTTACTTCTTTTTCCATTTCTTCTCCTCCTCTTTAATCCATTCTTCATCTTGTTTAGCTATGTTGTATTCTGAGATAGCTACAAGAATTAGGATTCCTGCTATAATTATTATCCAAATTAACATGTACATTATTTATATATCTCCTCGCATTTTTAGTAATTGAGTAGATGCTTTATCAAAAGGTGTAATATCTCCACTGGTCATTCTCTTGTAATACCTTAACGCCCAAATACCCAGAAGTTCATGTCCGTATACCGTTATTAGAAACTCGATAGCACACCTTGTGGCTTCTGGTATATCTTTATTCTGCAGATGAGTTTGTAACTCTGATACGAGTTTATCTTCTGCTTCTTTTTGACGTTTACTGACAGAATCAGCTACCAGTTCTCGTCTTCTTTGGGTTAATTCTTCAATATCTTCTAGAGTTAACTCTTCTGTATTGAGTACTACCCCTTCTGTATTTTTTAGGAAGCTCTTTATTTTATCTTCTTTCATGCTCCCTCCTTTCCATTACATTTTAATTATAAGTATTTTATCTTAAAAAGTCAATAATTATCTTTTTTTCGGAAAAAGTCATAAAAAGTCATAAAAAAGTATTGACTTTTTATCATTTCTGATATATAATACATACATAAAGTTAATAGAAAAGGACAATAGAATGTACGATAAACAACTTAAAGAAGCAACCAAGAGAAAGAAATTACTTAATATAGTTGGCAAAGAAGTTACTCAATTTATAGACGAAGGAGTTGTAAACGCAGTAAATACATTAGAAGAAAGGTGTGGAGCATTAGCTTATCACATTATTAAGACAGAAACTCAATTCTACACAGAATACTCTATACTTTATGTAAGTAGTCACGAAGAAAACTGGTCAGAAGACGAGAACGAACTTAAGAATGGCACGGTACTTGCTTATGTATACAATGATAGCTACGCTGAAGGAAAATTCGATTTTATCAACATCAAGTCAGAAGATGGTCAATTAAAGAGGAATTGGTAGTATAATTACAGAATAAGAAACATCAAGGACCTGCCATATGTCAATAAACTGGGCAACCAGGTACAATCTGTACCCAGTTGAAACCATATTCGACAAGTGTTAGAATTGGTTTAGAACATTAACAATTCAAGCACAGAATGTTGGCGATAAGGTGGTCCTTTTCATGGTTATGACAAACCAGAAACCGTTGCAACGGCACCGCAAGAGCACAAAGAGGGAAAACCCGAGTATACGTATCGTGTCTTTGTAAAATGCTCTGTCGCTAGCACCCTGTGCTTGAACGAACATTAACATCAACCGTAGAACTGGACAGATGATATGCACAACTTCCATTCTGGTGCACTATATTCTAGCTAGACGTAGTGTTCGACCGAAAAACCGTGAAACGTTGTGAGTCGGCTCCTATAATCGCAGTGCAACGTGTATCGTCTGTTCAACTGGTAGCATCAGTGTCTAGGCTTTTCATTTGCCTATAGAATTGAGTGCAGGTGGAAATCGGCTCAATCTGGTGCTATCAACTGGCAACACAAAAAATGCTGGACTGCGAAAGTAATCGTAGCAGGTGTCGATAGCCTTTGTGTTGTCAACTGGCTATATAAGTGGCGGAATAGGTAGACGCTATATCGACAATAAGTCCTGGTGAACGTGGCTAGGCGGTCGAAATGTTCGGTGACGGGAGTTCCAAATCCGACTTAGAGCAAAGAGACGTGGCATGTGATGTGACTTTACGAAACCTAATTTCCTCACATTCGAGGAAATTAAAACTCGGCAAATCATCACCTTATATAGTCAATCGGGTATATAAGACAATTTACAAGTACGAATTAGATGGCTTGACCATTTGACCCAGCAGAGAAGCTGGTAATGAGGTAACTCTCGATAAATCAAAAACTCAACACTTGTCAAATTATCATCTTGTATACCCGTCCAGTTCTGCTGTTGAATAAAAAAAGAGAGGAGTGGTTTACTCCTCTTTCTCATTCTCTGGAATATAATTCGTTTGTTGATAACCTGCAAGTCCATCCGCAACTAGAAGTTCTAATGCTCTACCTTCAGATACATTTTCATTTTCACTGACTAGTTTAATAGCATCTTTAACCACTGTTAACTGGTCTACAGTCATTTTCACGGTAAGTGTCTTCATTTGATTACTATTGTCTTCATCGACAGGTTCATCGTCCTTATATTGACTATCGAAATCAAACTCGGACATATTCTTGAAGTCTATAAGTTGTGCTTCTGTGAATGGAAGTTCTATACCAGCGTCACTTAATTCAACTGCTAGCGGGGCTAAGTCTAATTCATAAAATGGTACCTGAGTTTGCATCCAGATTGTAAATGCTTTTGCCTCTTCGTCGCTCACGTTGCCAACATTATATACATATAGCTCTTTATAACCGAGCTCTTTAGCAGCCATATATCTATGAGCACCATCAATAATTTCGTACCCACTGTCTGATTGACGAACTAGTATAGGCTGTGCATACCCATTCAATTTAAGACTTCTTTTGATATCTTCCATCTCAGGTGGATTATCTAATTTAGGGTTCCATGAGTTCTTGCTAATTTTATCAATAGCTACTTTTTCAATATTTTCTGGATTGAACTCAAATGTCTTGTCCATATCTAACCTCTCTTTTCTTTCCATTCTTTGTATGTTGGTATATTTTTTCCTCGCTGACTTAAGAATCTTTCTTTGTCTAATTCAGGAAATGTGAAACCTCTTCGTTTCCATAACTCGTCCATTTTCTTGCCCTTTTCTACCCAGAATGGAATCTCCTCAGCAACATTTTCTGTATACGGTCGAGTTCGAGCTCGTACCTTAGCCATTTTTTCTGAGTGTACAGAACTGGATGCAAATCTTGCTACGGCTAGCCACGAAGTAGAATCTACCGTAAAGAATGGGTAACTTTTTAATAATGTATCTGATGTAACACCCAATCCATGAACCATAGTCTTATTCTTCGTATGTTTGAACACATAATTCAAGAATCTACGGGCGTTGTCTTTATTATTTTCTTTACCAGCCAATCCACCTACTGCGATATAAGGATAAAACTCTATATAGTAGTCTAGTAAATCTCGATAGTATGAGTCTTGCCATTCTACACCGTGATAGACAGGCATTATATAGGTGTTGGTATTCAAATCCAGAGTTCTTTGGTTACTTAAACTCTCCTCAATGTCATTAGTGTCTAGATTGAATGCGAACTCAACATCGTATTTATTCAGGAAGGCTACGAAGTCTTGAACGTCTATTTTCATGTCTCGAGTCCTTGCAGAGAACCCCCCCGAATCTAATAGGTAGTGCTTGAACCCCTGATTACCTGGTGGATTTTTTCCCATTCCTAGAGAAAAGAAAGACTCTAGCTTGTTTTCAACCTTAGCTTCCTGCAATATCTTATAGTATTGTCTGGTTTCTCCACCAGCAAAGAATATTTTCATTTACGACTTTACCCCTAGAATGTTAAACGTTTCTTCTATTCTATCACGCTGATAGTGTGAGAAGTCGTTGCGGGCTAGGGCATCCTTGTAAACTTCGATTAACCGTTTAGCTTCCTCTGAATCTCGAGGGTCCTTATCGAAATCTTCATGTAAACCGCAGGCTTCCATGGCAATATACCTTTTGAAACACAAAGAACACTCACCACACCTATGGGCTGTCGGGTGATAGCATGATGTAGTTTCATGGAGTTCCTTTAGGTCGTGGTCCTTAGCCCATTCAATGATGTCTGTCTTAGTCATATCTGAGAAAGGACTTTCCACTACGGTAGGTGAACCGATTGCTTGAGAAAGAGCTACTGAGGCTAGCTTGAAGAATGTAGAGTTTTTGTCATACATGAGCTCGTGGTCTTCATATTTCATACCCATTATCCAGACCCGCTCAGCTAGACTTGCACCAATACTTGCGAATACCATATTCCTGCCTGGAATAATATAGTTTTTCTCATCCGGCACATTATTAAACTCTGGCTTGATTAAACCTACATCAACTGTAGTATAAGGAACGTTAAGATTGTCTAGAGCTTTCTTTTCCTTGTCGGCATAAGGTTGTCCAATATTAAAATTGAGTGCAATTATGTCATCTGGGTCATAACCCTTTTCCTGAATAGCATAATGGTACGCAATGTAAGAATCCATACCTCCTGAAAAACATACTGCGAGTGCTTTTCTAGCTAATTGAGCTGAGTTGGCTACTCTTAATTCTTCGTTATCATCAATTCTAACTCTTTGTTGTTCCATCTTTACTCTCCTTTACAAAATCTGGCTTAATAAATGGTATAGCTTTGTCGTCTATATAGAAATCAGCTGTAGGTTTGTCGAATATAGCCTCGTGGTACTTCACTCCATTTTTATCTAACCAAGCTTTAGTTACTTCTGAATCAATACTTAGTCTTGAAGTGTAGATTATTATCTTGTGTCCAGCTTCATATAAACTGTTAATTTTTTGAATATTATCATTCAATGGAATGGCTGTAGCATACTCTGTATGACTTCCATTCTTACATAGTATCCCATCGATATCAACCAAATATCTCATCTAATCTCCTGTCTAATCTTTCAGCACATAACTTAGGGTCGAACCATAGAGTAGAGAACTTGCACTCTGGTTTATCAAGGGCTAATTTTTCAACACTAGCTCGACTGAACGGCTCATAATGTACATCTACGTATGAATCATATGTAGGTAATAACTCGTCTAATTTCGGTACCAGTGGGTAGCAACCCATCAATAACGCTTCACATAAACTAACTGATGATATATCACCTAGAGAGCCGATAAAATAGTATTCAGCTCGACTTAATTCTTCTAAATATTCTTCTCGAGTACACTCTTTAATGGTGATATCAAATCGTTCTGGGTTATATAAGCTGTACCACTTCTCTTCCCCTTTCGGAAGACAGAAAGTAACAGGAATATTCATCTTAGGAAAGTTCTTTAACAGGTATGTAGACAGAAAGAATTGCTTGTCTGGAGATATTCTACCTGCTACTACAACACCTTTTCTGTTCTCTTTCTGTTCTATTTTAGGTACTGTTACTGGAAAACCGACATCCCAATAATCAACGATATCGCCAAAATGAGTTTGCATAGCTGTTTTCATTTGCGGGTTAAATACAAGTACTGCGTCTAGAGCCTCTCTCATCGCCTCTAACTCGCTTTTAGCGTCAACTTGATAACAGTACGGGTTAGCACTGGTTCCGTTTGCCTGAGCTATTCTGAACGCGTCACAGGACGTAATCTCAGGACGAAGTTGGTCTTCATAGTGCATAATCCATAAGACATCTTTACTAGTCAGTTGACTAACCTTATCTAGCGAAATATCAATAGGTTTATTTCTTAAGTGTTCAAGGTATAGCCTTTCATATTCTACTTGCCAGGCTGACTGTTTCTTTTCATTAATCAAGCGGTAAAGTGCCATGTTCTTTCCTCAGTTCATAGAGTCTTTTAGAATGAATAAATATAAGTATAGAGTTCATAAACCAGACAGAGAATGAATCTATAGCCAATCCATACACAACGAATATGAATGCTCCGATTACGTTCAAAACTCGTATCTTTTCTTCTGACTTCTGTAAGAAGGACAATAGGACGAGTAAGGTTGCTAGTATTCCGATGAACTCACTCATATTATCTATTGATATAGGACAAGAACTCTTGTCGTGTGTTTAGATTGTCTTTGAATGCTCCCGTAAACTTCGTGGTAATCGTATTAGCCTCTGAACACTTTACTCCACGCCAAGCCATACAACCGTGAGTAGCTTTCATGTACACTGCCACACCAAGAGGTTTCAACTCTTTTTCAAGAATAGCTGCAATGTCGTTTGTGATTTCTTCTTGAACTCCGAAACGCTTTGAGGTTTCTTTGACGCATCGAGAAAGTTTAGAAAGTCCTACGATTTTTTCACCTGGAATATATGCAACCCAAGCTTGACCTTGAAATGGATATGTATGATGAGCACAGTTGGAAATAAAGTTTATGGGACCTTGCACGACCATTCCCTTGTCTTCTTTGTCTGGATTGTCAAAAGATGTATAAGAAAACTCTTGCGGGGTAGTCATTTCTTCCATTGCTTTAATGTAACGTTCTGGCGTTTTTGCCATATCAGGACGAACTTTACTTTCGCCTTTAGACAAGTATTCCAATACCTTGTCCATACTCTGGACTGCTTCTTCTCGTGTAACCATGTTAACTCCTTAATTTTACGACGGCTGAACACTTAGTAGTTTCTTCAACCTTTACTCTTACTAATTTCGCTCCAGTTCCTTGTAATTGCTCTGGACCAACCACATTCAATAGATGAGCACCTATATTTTCTGCTGTAGGATTGAATGGAACAATACATACACCATCTGGAGTAGCTTTTTCAAAGAATCCTCGATGGGGATCCTTCTCCCAAATTAAAGTCTTGTGGTCGTAATTTTCCTCAATCCAATTACATAGAAGATTTCCGATTATGCCGAAATCCATAACCATTCCGTCTTCTTTGACTTCGCCCTCAACTGTAAAGTGAATAACATAATTATGACCGTGATAACTTCGTTCACATTTTCCACCCTGACCTATAACGCGATGTCCAGCACAGATTTCGTGAAACTTGGTAGCCTGAACTGTTGTGTCTTCATACATTTTTATACTCCTCTTTTATCACCCCAGCGATTGATATGTTCACGTGTACTGAAGTTCATATTTAATGTCTGTGCTAATTCTTTTACCAGCGGTTCAGTTTCGGCTAATTCCTCTCTTGTTCTACCGAGAGGCATAAGAAATACTCGATCCGCAGGAACTTCATATTCATCTAGAAGTGTAAGGATTTCCTCCACATCCTGTTCACTAGATACTACGAACTTAAAGTCTGCATTCGGTAATTCTGTAAACTTCTGTAGAGCTTTTGCCTTGATTCGTCGTCTTTCTGAATCGCCAGAGTTGCTTAACTTCGGTGAAACATTCCATTGATTTACTAATTCAGCCATTTCGTCATTCGGGCGAATGGTTCCATTAGTTTCGATTTCCACATAAAAATCAGGATTTTCATTTCGCAATTTCTTTATGAAATCAGGTAGAACTCTTTGCTGTAAGAGTGGTTCGCCTCCTGTTATAACGATATGAGGTTCATCATAACTCTTTACAGATTCAACTAGACTGTCTATAGAAACCTGAGTTTGGTTTTCTGCTCTATCGTAAACAATACCATCCTCGTGTTGGTTGGCTTTATTCTGTGTATAGCACCAAGATTGTGGGCTATCACACCACGAGCACGCAAGTGAGCATTCGCTTAATCGACAGAATACGACATCTTGACCAAGATTTCGTCCTTCACCTTGAATACTATGAAAGATTTCAGGCTGTCCATTTAAGACAGTCATTTTCAATACTTCTTTTTCAGCTCCTACTGGAGTAATAGGTATAAATTGTTTTTCCATTTCCCCTCATTCGTTTTAGTTTTGACTATTAGATAGAAAGTTTTAGTTCCAAGGGTGAAACTCTTTTCTGTATACATTATACCAAATCAGCCGTTTCACCCCCCTCAATTCAACTTAAAAAGGTATATCGTCTAGCGAAACAGGTTCACCCATAAGCTTTTCAGCTTGGCTCGCTGCTACAGAGTCAGAATCTCGTTTTTCAATGAATTGTAATTCACGAACTAACACTCCGAGTTTAGACCGTTTTTGTCCGTCCTTTTCCCAGCTTTCTTGCTCTAATTCACCAATAACCAATAAACGCTGTCCCTTGCCTACATATTTAGACACCAATTCACCAGTTTTTTCCCAAGCTTTACAATCGATAAAGCTCGTCTTATCTCCGAATCCATTGACTGCTAGTGTGAAAGAACAGATATTCTTTCCTGAAGCTGTGGTTTTTAATTCAGGCTCTTTGGTTAGTCTGCCCATTAAGGTTACGTTATTGAAGTCTTTAGCCATCTCTATTCCTCCTTGGCTTAATTTAATACTATATCTATTTTACCTCTTTTTCAGATTTTTTACCAGCGTTTTCCAAGTCAGCAATGGCTTTCTTAAACTCTTCTACGGCATTTTCGGCACGGCTTAATTCCAGCTCGTAGTAAGCTTTAGTAACTGCATCACGATCTAGGTGTTTAGCTGAAGCTTCTAGAGCAAACAATAGATCTTCTGCATTATCTTTGGTCCACATTAACGGTTTAAGACTTTGATGAGGTACATTGATTTGTGCTGAATAGTAAATCTTCTCTCCACCATCTAATGAGCTTTTAGAGGCTTGTATAATCCATTCCAGTTCTTTATCTTTAAGACGTTTTGCAATCTTCTTAAGTAATTTTTCTGCTTTTGTAAATTGTTCTTGTGTCATGATTAATTATTCTTACCTTCTAAGTATTCAACAATCTTATTTTTAATATCCTTATTTTCAAGCATTATTTGACAGATCAACTTGATTCCTCGCATTGTTACTACGCCAGAGTCATTGATAACTCGGTGCTTTTTAAGCAGAGCAGTTTCCTTGTCTTGTTGACTTTCTACATATTCTCGTGCAAGTGTTTTGCTCGATTCTTGGCATGGACATTCTTCCATATATTTTTCCTCCTTATTGGTATTTATAATTTTAACTAGACTTTTATCGTTGAAAACGATGCTATCAGCGTTGCAATAACGCAAGAACTCATCATCAATCTTAATGTCAATTGCTTCCATTTCTAATACCATAAACCCCTTATATTTTTAGCCACCCAGTGAATTGCCCATTTCACCTCTTGTAATTGTCGCTTAGAGGCAGGCTCGCAGGCATAATGTACAGATTCGTATTGAGATAGAGCTTTATATGCACGCTCCATTTCTGCTTTGTACTTAAGGTCCTCTTCTTTAGCTGGAAAAACCTTATGCTGTTCATCTAGCCACTTCAAGTGCCATTTTAAGTGTTGAGCTAGCATATCACAGATAGTTATATCTGAGTTCCAAGCATCTTTGGCAGGAACTTTACCTTGTTTTCGAAGTTTGTTTGCTTTGATATTTCTTGGACACCTCTTAATTCGTTGCCAAGCTCTATACACTGGACTTGGTACTCGGTCGAAAAGCCACCAGTACAGATTGTTATGTTCTTTTATTTTCATTCTCCCTCCTCTTAAATTATAATCTGAAATACCTTAGTTCACAACCTAGAAGTCGTTATAAGGATTACCTACCTGTGCTACTCTTAAACCTAATTCACGCCACATATTGCATACCTTAGGACGGTCGTCAATTACTCCAAGTACTGCCCATCTGCCTTTCACGTTCTTCTCATACAATTCTTTCTTAACAATATCATCTGGACGTACGTCCCCTTGCTCTCTCATAAATAAGTATTGATAGTCGAACATATTGCGTCGCAACCACGACTCAGTATCTTTTCTAGCTGACTCGTTTCTACCAGACATCACAATTATGTCGAGGTATTCACACATATCTGAAGCGTAGATTGCATCAATCAAGAATCCTACGAATGGATCTGGCGTATCTTCCCCTACACGGTTCATATCGTAGAAGCTCCTCCCCGACGTATTTATAGCTAGAGTTCCATCTAAGTCAACAATAATAGCTCTACGAAGTTTCCAAAGAGGGTGTCGCTCTAATTCAGCAGGCTTGTATGGCTTAATCCACTTATAATACATTGAATAGATAACATTCTGACCTACGCTATTCGGACGTTTCAAATCTCGCTCGATGCAGGTTTTGATAGGCACGTCTAAAAATGAAGTGTCTTTTTCAAACTCGACGTTGAACTCACGAGCAATTGCACGAATAGACCTCTCGTGTATAGGGTTTAGATTAGTATCATCTATAACTACATTTTTCCCATTTTGTAGGGCTTGGCGAATAAGAAAGTTGCGGGTTCGAATGACTTCCTTTTCTTTCTTTCGTGTGTAGTGTTCCATATTCGCACGAATATCATCTTTACATATTCGCACCCAGCCCTCTTTTTCAAGTTCTTTGGCTTTTGTTGTCTTACCCGACGCAGGAAGTCCAACAAGCATTTTAATTGTCTGTGTCATTTTTGTTCTCCTTTTTTTCAACGATTATATCAGTTAAAAGTATGTTTCTAAACCCTAATCTTCGTAATGCTATACCTCGAATAAGACTAGAGGTATTATCTATCAGATAATTATTTATTGTCGTACAGAACATATTGGTGGAACAGATATCTATATCAGCAGTAGACTTCTGTTCTGTATCTGGTTCAAACTCTATAATAGAAGGGTTCTCTTCATAGATGTCCGAAATACGATATTGTTTATCTTGTTCACAATAAGGAAATATGAAACCATAACCTCGCAAGTTTAATGAGGCAACAACTAATTCGTGTATAACATATCTTTCAACTATATAGTCAGAATCTATCCAGATTAATTTGGTATTTGAATTAAAACGGTTGAGAGATGTAGATAACCTATCTGTAGAGTTTAGAAATATCTCGATTGTGTAGTAGGGTGTCGATTCTTGTATCTCTTCAATATTTTCTCGTAATTCAATTAACTGGTTAGCATTGTCGCTCATAATAAACACGTGACAATCTTCTCTGATAACATATGTATTAGAGAGCAGTTGAACGACATCTTTCAACGAGTCCTCTTTGTGTAGTTGAACAACAATGACATAATTCATCGACTATTTAGCCTCTTTTTGATTCATAATTTCTTGGTAAGCTTTTTCGTACTGGTCTAGTCTGAAAGTTTTTTGCTCTAGCTCATTATTCTGTGCTATTCGAATTGCATCATTAATATTGTCTACGCGACAAGCTCCACTCAGTTGTGCTCGAATAGCCACATTTTCATTATCTGTGATGACGAAATCAACATCCTCGTACATATCGGGATTGTCGATATCCTGGTTGTTATATAGATTCACGTGACTTAATGTTATTAAGAATGGAGATTTATAGTTATGAATGAAGAACTTTACATGACTCAGGTCTGCTATCAGCTGTTCTGTAAATGAATCTAATTTTTTATCATAAATAAGAAAACTTATATAGCTCGATTTCTTCTTTACGTTTTTGAAGAACGCTTGATAATTTACTGTTTTCACGTTCTAGTTGTCCACCTTTCTAACCCTAGTAAAATTCGTATATCATCAGTGTAATATATCGCACTATAAAAAGCAAGAGGAGCTCACAACTACTCCTCTTACCGTAACCGTGCCCCTTACACACTAGTCTTCCGACAAGATTTGTAGAAGTATATACCTCTTCTCTTGTCTATTTAATAATAACTCATGTATAGGTAGAAATCAAGTATCTTTGTCTTTTTTAGCCATTTCTAACTCTGCTTTTAGGATTTGTAGTACCTGATTCACGACCTTATCGTCCACCGCTTGTTACTCCTCGTTTATCTTATTTCAGTATATCAATTAGCAATATTTCGATAAAACGACTTGAGTCTGCCATGATAATCCAGCTCTTCTCTTTCTTCTTTGGTAAGTGGACGAGTAACATATCCATGACAATTCCGACACTGAACTTGAATTGCATTAACTTGAGCACCAGTTCTTCTGTACGCTTTAATAGAGAACTCTGATTGATGCATACAGCGTGGACAGATATCTTCTCGCCCTGCCGACAATGCTCCATTCGGGTGATTAGTCGCGAACGGTAGAAGTTTCTTATAGATCTTTTCCAATAAAACGACATCTTGAATATTGTAGGTGGCTAATTTTTTCCAAGCCTTTTCATCATTATGAATTAAACAATCGTACCAGACATCGTGATTAGTAATAGCTGTTTTCTGACCTACACCTAGAAGCTGTCCTAGGTAGTCTAGTTTGTTATTATCAAGCTTGAAGTATCTCCTGGCGGTTTGCAACGTACAGAAAGTCTTGTAGAATCTTCCTGGTGGCAGATTGTGGCGTAGAAAGAATGCATTAGCCATTTTCTGGTCAAATCTGACATTATGGGCAACGAATATCTCACACTCATCTATCAATTTCCACAACTCCTTTACCAGTAATGAATCATCACCTTGTTGTACGGTTGCTCTATCGTGTAAGGTTAAACAGTGAGTTTCTTCTTCACCCAGCCATTTCCAAGCAAAAGATAATAGCACAGGTGGTCGCTCAACTTTTATGACATTAGTCTGGTATTGACCATAAGAATAGCCTAGCGTTGGACTACAGTTGCCTGTAACCAAGACTTTTTGTCCACCCTTAACGATTATCATGTGAGTAGGAACTTCAACACAATAAACGGTTTCATCAACTTGTCTTACTGACTTCTTAAAGCTACGAACATCTCCTGTATTAGTCTTGCCTATAGTTACCTTGTATCCTGATCCACTTCTACAATAAGTAGCCATCTTATTATTCATAACTGCCACATCGCGAACGAACTCAATATTATCCAGCTGTCCACAAGAGTAAGAAATCTGACGATAGCCCGAGTTATATGTTTTAATACTTCCATCCCATAGAGCAATCTCTTCAATAAAATCTTCGCCACATTCACTCACCTTGAACCAGGTATCCAGACTTTTCGTCATCTGGATTGGAGTATATACTGAAAAAATAGTATCTAACTGCCCTGTCTTTCTATGATGACTTGTTTTACGCCATCGCAAATCTGTCTGTGTCAAGATCTGCTCCATTCGCTCAATCTTACGAGCTTTTCTAAATGTCATAGTCCAGTATGCAAGCGGTTCACCTGATTTGTCAAACCTTCTAACACCTTCATTTACTCGATATGCATCAGCTTGTAGGGCAATTGCCAGCCTGTCTAGAGCAGATAATTTCTTAGTCTTCTTATTTTGTCCAGCAAACATGGTAATCCCTGTATTCGGAGATTCTTTAGCTAGGTATGTAAATATCTTACCCGACCTAACACTTCTAGCCACCATTGTATGGTTTTCAGTGGCAGTGATAGTTCCCATACTAGTCTTAAAATCAACCACATTGCCGTTATAGTGTTTTTTTATCTTGCGTGTAGGCTTTACAAACGTGATTGTTCCGTCTTCGTGGTATTGAGCCACCTTTTCATCTTTAAGCTTGTCAAAACGTACGAAACCATCTTGGGTAAGTACTTCTGTGCTACCTACGAAACATTCGAGATCCACCATAAGCACTTTAGCCTGACGTTCAAAACTTTTATATTCTTTTTTATTGGTATCTTGATTTATTTTCTTCACAGAAAATCCCCTCCTCAGAGGGATTTAATCACATACTTGAAATTATGTCAAGGGGTTTTCTAGATTTTCAATAATTATTTCTACTCCGAAGTTCTTTGAATCGAAACCTACTAGTTGAATATTCATCTTTTGCACTATTAAACATTTATCGTCAGGAATTATTTCTGCTGCAACCAAGGTATCAAGTAGTGTACTCACAGCGTTGTCTAAATCCTTCCGTACGCGAGTTTTATGAGTAAATAGGAATGTTATACTAACTGGACCATTAAATCGCGGTAGAGAGGCTCTAAACACGTCAGAGATAGACTTTTTCCACTTTACCACTTTAGCATCAGGTACAATAACACATTTGCCCGTTCTTTTATTAGGGTATGCGTGATTTGAGTTCTTTTGTGATGGAATAGAACCTGGTATGAATATTTTTGCTTTCATGATAAAACTCTTAAGTGGACACTGGTGAGGCAACCTACTTCTAGGCTTACTCACATAAAGACGGTGTGCAATAGTTTTGAATCTGTTCTGACTTTGTTTAACCGTCCGTCAATCAGCAACTATTTCTAGCATTTAGCCCCTTTCCCTTAACAGTACTCCAGGGTATAGGATTTCTCCTGCCAAAAGGTTTTCGCCTTGCACCCAGCGTATTAAACTACAGTGCCCGCTAAAAAGTTCTATATTAAAGTTCTACGAGTTTATCGCCTTTTACTTTCACCTTGACAATCTTATTATCTGTAGCTCCCTCGGTAGTCTGTAAAATATTCACTATCAAGGTTGCATAACCTGCTAAATCTCGCCAACTGTCTATGAAGTTCGGATCGCCATTCAATATTCGACCAATCTTGTGAGCTATCATATCTAGTGACTCTTTTTGCGGGTCAGACAAGGATTGCCATTTCACTGAACTCAACATTACATTCTTTATGCTTTGAGCTGTATGAGCGTGGTCTTTATAATCACCATTGCTGTTCTTACGCTCAGCTAAAGTCTGCTCTATATCGTTCATATTTTCATTATATCGCAAATAATTTTGATGTCAATAGTTTTATTCGCAACCGTCACAAATCGTTAAACTTGCTGGGTCTAATGGAGCAGATATAGTACCATTTTTCTTTGCCTCTTCGTCTGCCTGTTCTTGGGCTTTTTTCAACGCCGCGTCAATAGCACTTAATTTTTCTTCTAATGTCATATTGTCATTAATGATTGCGTTGGCGTTCATGTATACCCTTTCATTCAATTATTTAGAATTACAAGTATAACAAGTCTTGACAGTATCATCGTGTGATATCGTAATGAAAAAGGTAGAGGTTGCCGCTAATCTGTTCCCTCACTAATTTGTCAGTCTAACTCCAATATATAGATGAAAATCCAAATCCATATATAGATGCTATGCGACTTCTTTTTTCCAATTTGTGGCTCGGAGCTGGGATTGAACCAGCGTTCTCTTGCTTATGAGGCAAGCGAGATAACCACTTCTCCATCCTGCTTTATGGTGTCTTCGTCTATTGTTAAGGTTCTTAAAAACCAGTCCTATTTTTGGGACTGGCTTGCGGATAGTTTTTGTTTTTTCACAACCACTATGAGCAAGATGTCCCACGGGATTGGGTCTGATTAAATTGCGGGTTATTTAACCAACTCTTACTCATAACTCGCATTATATCATATCGTATATTTGCCAGCAAATTAGATTTTATCTAGTAGTTCCTGACGTTTTTTCTTGAATTGTTCGTACCCTTCACCTAACTCTTGTTTCTGACTATTAGATGAATTAGTTTCGTTTAATGCCTTGTAGGTGTGGTCTTGAGTCCATACGTCTTTTATTTCTGCAATTGTTGACGTTCGAATAATATGACCTGATTGTTTATCAATTGTAACGAATGGAGTTTGTTTGAACATTCCTTGTCGAATAATATCTCCTTGTTCTTGGGAAACGGTTATTGTTTTTCCAGTTGTCGTTGTGATTTGAGTTGCTTTCATATACTGATTATACTTTCTTTTTCTCCAGAAGTCAACTACCATCCAGCAATTCCACCAGATTGCTTATTCTGTAGGTTAGTTACCCACGAACCGATTGCGACTCGTTTACTGTAGATGTCCAGGGCTTCCAGTATACGGGGTTTGAACCCGTCGTCTGGTAAAGTTGGGTAAATATCGATTATGAATTGTAGGTATTTAAGAGAATCTTCTTCTCCTAGTTCCTGTTTAAGTTGATTGATTTTAGTTCTAACGTTATTGTGATTTCTTACTGGTAACTTAAGCGTCTTAATCGTTTCATAGTATGTTTTAGCTACTTCGTCGGTTAGTTTTTTCTTAATTATTTGCTTTTCTGATTGAGTTATTTCTGGGGCAGATTCTTCTGTCCCAAATATATTATATTTTTTTATATTATATTTCTTTTTATTATATATATTTATATGTTCCCTAACCTGCCCAGTCTTGGCTGTCCCAGTCCTTGGATTTCCAGGACTGGGATTGTATTGGTTACAAGGGGTTTCCTCTTGTTCGATCTCAGCTTCTTCTAATGCTCTTTCGTATTCTGGTACAGCATATACCGTATATTCAGAATACCAATGCCCGAGTTCATTTTTCTTTTTCTCTCGTTTCAGATATCCACTCTGCTCAAGTTCCCTCAAGCATGATTCTATACACGTAACGCCTTCTTTAATCTCGGCAGCAATCCTACCAGCAGAAAATTTCCATCCATCTGGCTTTCCTTCTATATAGGCGAATAAACCCTTTGCCTGCAATGATACGGTATTACTATTCACTAGATTACAAGGAGTACATGCAAACCTTATACGACTCTTGTTCAATTTATTCATTTCTCACCCCTCTCCGTAAGAATTAATTCAGAACTAATTTAGTTGTCTTTCAGTTGGTACACTGTACAGAAACGTCCCTTGCTGTCTTTTTTCTTGGTTCTAATCAGATATCCAGCCGACTCTAATTCTTTTAATCCATTTTCTATAGATGCTAAACCCTCGTTACCCATCTCTGCTAGTTTGGAAGTTGATATACGTTCATCTCTATTAAGAAGATAAACTATACATGTATATAGCCCTACTGCTTTAGCTGATAATCCAGCTCTCAATATTTGCTTAGGTATTACTGTAACGTCGTTATCTGTTCTGTTTTCAAATGTATTGTTCATATATTTACCTTTCTAGCTAAGTTATTTTACTCTATATTGCACGCTCTCAATGTCGTTTTCTTTAATAGTCCTAATGTCAAGATAGCCTAATTTAACTAGATTATCTAATGCCTTTTGAGCCTGTTTTTCAGTTAAGCCTGTTAGATTAGTCCATACATCTGAACTATACGAAACATATCCATTTTCTGTCATGCCTGCTTGCTTTATAGTGTTTAAGATTATGGCTTCCGCAAGCCCAATCTCTTTAGCAAGTGCTACATTGTAGGTAACAACCATTCCTGCGTTTAATATTTCTTCTATTGTCATTCCAAGTTTTCCCTCCTTGCCTTATTACTTGTGTCTTTAATTATAATGGATTTTTATCAAAAATTAAACAAAAATCTTGACTTTTTCTTCGCTTTTCTGTATTATGAATATATAGAAATATAGTGAAAGGAGTGAAAAATGCCAAAGAAAGAAGAAGAAAGTGTAGTGGTTCGACAAGATCAGCTAACATTGACGACTGGAAAGGAAAACTTTTTCAATTTCGAACAACTGAAAAAGATTCGTCACAGTACACCTGCGTCAATGGTTTATAAACGTCCAGCTAAGGGTGGTAGAACGTGGAAATATGTTAAATCTGCCGATGTAATTCTAGCTTTGAATACTACCTTCGGTGGCTTCTGGGATTTCAGTATCATAACAGATGAAGCTACTGCTTTAGAAATGGCAGTTAAGACGAAATCAGTAGTGGTACGAGGAAGATTAACAATCACTAACCCAAGCACTGGAGTTTCAGTTACCCGTGAACAATACGGTCGCAAAGATGTAGCATTCAAAAAAGGCACGAACGAGCCGATGGATTTCGGTAACGATATGAAAGCCGCTGCTTCAGATGCTCTTAAGAAGTGTGCATCACAATTCGGATTATTCAATGATATTTATCGAGATAATGAATTGGTAGAAATTAAAATTGTGTCAAACGAAGAGAAAGAGGAGTCTGAGAGTACTATATCTGAAAAGGTTAAAAGAGTTATCGAGCTTAACAAGAAGTAATGAAAATTATCAATAGTCTAGAGCAGGGAACACCTGCGTGGCTAGAGATCAGAAGTAGATACCTTACTGGCACAGATGCTTATCGTTTATGGAAAGGTGTTCCAGTAAATGATTTACTCCAAGGTAAGAACAACAGTTCGTTTTCTGGAAATTACTATACAGAACGCGGGCATAAGTTAGAACCAATCAATAGGTATATCTGGGAACAAGTCAATGGTCTAGAGGTTAGCACTCCAGGATTTATCTGTAGTGATAAGTTTGGTATTGCAGGTTACTCTCCAGACGGATTGGTCTATGAAAATGACAAACCAGTAGGTCTTATTGAGTGTAAGTCATTCATGGAAAGTAGACACCTTAAGTGTGGACAATATGCAGAACCGAGTATCTATCATCAGATGCAGTGGGGTATGTTCGTGACAGGTCTTCCTTGGTGTGATTTGTGTTTGTATAATCCAGACTTATCTGATGAATCTCGACAGTGGTTGTGTCGACGCTATAAAGCTGAAGAAAAAATACTTGAACAATACGCTAAGATTTGTCTAGAATATGAACAGTGTGAAAAACAAAAATTGCTATAATTGTAGATATGAACAGAACTGAGGTTATTCTCGAATCTATACGTGCAATCTCTGCAATTGTTAATGGTGGCAAGGGTTCGGGTAATTTCGGTCATGGTGGTAGACCAGGAAAGGTAGGTGGTAGCGGTTCGGGTGGAAGTGTCGATACCAATACCGTTAAATCACTGAGCAAGTCGTTCAAGAGTCGTGTAGATGCCCAGCGTATGGCTGACGAAATACCTGAAGATGATTTCAAATGGGCGGCAGAAATGACAGTAGTGACTACTGCACAGAACGCAATGAATCGTACCTTTCGCAATGAGTTTGAAAAGAGAGGTCTAGATATCTCTCGAGTAGTCAAAGACCAGATAGAGTGGGCAGAAGGAAATGGTCCACGCGATACCAAGACAGGTGAATACTATAGTGAACCAGATCTTCAAAAGCATAGAAATAGCCCTGAACATAAGCTACATAGGAAACTAACTCAAGACACTTTACGAGCCTCAGGAATTACAGAACTAACACTATATCGTGGAGTCAGAGAAGGTGAACCAGAAGCTAAAGGGTATACGTCATTTACCACTAATAAAGCCGTTGCTGGAACATTCGGAGGAACAATTATTACCAAGAAAGTACCTGTAAAAGACATTGTTTCTCATCATCAGGTTCATTGGCACTCCACGTATTTTTCAGAGCAGGAAGTTATTGTCGACTTACATTAACCTTGACATTTAACACAATTTCCATTATAATAGAAACACGAGAGGAGAGAATATGAATATAAAAGACATTTTAACGAAACCCGTCGGTGAATTGACGATAGAACAGCAAGAACAAGCCATTAAGTTTCTTAAGGGTATGTATAATGATTTGTTGAAAGTCGTTGGCGGTAAGACAAGAAACGAAAAAGATAAAATTATCAAATCTTTAAGTTTCGAGGAAAAGATTAAATTAGTTGAGGAATATCGTCGTGCTAGAAAATAATGTAACTATTGCCAAGTATCAGGTAGGTGATGAGTTCTTTTTTCATGTGATGGACAAGTTTGACGAGCCAGATGAGGTTGAACGACTACAGAAAATGATGAACTGGTTGAGTACAGTGGAGTTAGACTGTCGTAATCGTGGAATAAATTATCGACAATTATGGATTAAGACAACTCCTATTATCTAATAATAAACTATATGAATTAAGCCACTTTTCAAATGAGAAGTGGTTTTTTCTATAAAAAGACATAATTTTCACAGAAAAGTGTTGATTTTTATCTGTTTATGTCTTATAATATAAATATAAACATTAAACGAAAGGACAATTCTAGTGCAAGAAGAAATTAAGCAACTCCGAAGACAGTTGGTAAGTTTGCTGGACGAAGAGAGTGCTTTAACTCAAAGTGAACAGTTCAAAGCATTTATGACCAGAAAAAAAGCTATAGACACACAAATCAGTCAGATAAAAAACCAATTAAAAATCGAGATGCCGAAATATGGAGTAAAGAAACTCCTTAGTCCAGAAGAAGAAGGTTTCAAGGCTGGAGATAAGTGGTCAATTACGTGTTCAATTAGCAATAGTGTTCGTGTAACAGATCCTAACAATATTCCAGAAGAGTATACACGACTAGAAAAGGTCGAAGAAGAGTTTGTGATCGTAGATGATGAATTATATCGTAAGGTACCAGATACAGTTAAGTTCAAAACTCACGTAGATAGTGGACTAGTAGATAAAGAATTGCCTGGTATTAAGGTTCAAGAAAGCGTTGCTATTAGTTTTAAGGTGGACGGCAAGACCGTAAAGGTTGATTAAATGAAGCCACATAAGAAAGATCAAGTGGATCAGCTATATAAAATAGAGGGGGAGGATTTACTGTCTTCCTGGACTGAGCATTATACAGAATCAGAACTGATAGACAAGTTCTGGAATTATGCCCTACAAGACGAGTTGTACGATACAGATTATTGGTATCAGCAATACCTTAATAACTCAAGTGAAGATTCAAAACTGACTAAGAAGAATTGGTTGAAACAGGTGTGGACAATAGAACCTCCAGAGTGGTTTAATCTTAGCGAGATTCAAGAAGTCTGGCAGATAGATATTAGTCCTGTAGGAGATTAGAATGAAGGCTTGGGAAATACACTATATCGATTCGGATGGGATTCAAAGAATGGAAGTTGTAGCTTCTGTTAGAAAACCAAGCCCAGAGCGAGCATTAAAATTAGCCCAGATTGATGATTTAGAAAATATTGAATTATCTGAAGTTATAATTCAAGAATTAGTCATTTATGGCGAACACGGCAATAGATATATAGCAACTTTGGAGGAAGTATGATAAAGATTAAACGAGAAGATCTTATAAACTACATTAAAGATAATATCGACACAAGTCTAGATTTTATTGATGTTGAACTTAACCTGGATACCAGAGATGAAAGACTAGATGGTACTATTCTGGTATTTCCATATATAGAAACTACTATAAAGATAGACTATGCTATTTTTCTTGAATACATTACTAAAGGAGAAAAATTAAGATGATACATTTAACACAAGAAGGATACATTGAATTACCACGAGCTCAAGAGAAATTAAAGTGTTTAGATATAGAAGAAAAGTCTTATTAACTGCAATATATGCTGAATATTTTATAAATCCATAGGTTTTTTACCAAAAAGTGTTGACTTTTGTATGTTCGTGATATATAATTAAAACATAAACGAAAGGACAAGAAATGGATTCAAACATTACAACAGAAACTTCACAAACTCCAGCAATTCAGCTAGGCTGGGATTGTGGAAACAACATATTTCTCTTAAACGATGAAAAAGACGTAGAAGAGCGTATGTATCGGGTAATTAACATGAAAGGACTTGTTAAATTAGACACCCGACGAGAGGAAATATCTAAACGTGTTTATGAAACCTTAGGGTTAAGATTGGAGTTTCCGAAAGATGACGTTTATACTCCAGTATTATCAATTACAGAAAACGCAGTTATTCTAACCAAGTTCTACAAGAAGATGACAGTAGAAAAGACAGTAGCTGAATTAGAGTTTGCATTAAACCATAATCTAGAGTTCACGTTTGGAAGTGTACCCGAAACTCTAACTTCCGAACAAATCCAAGAAGTATGTGATAGATTAAACATCAACGGCGGTATATATGTTAATACAATCAAGGAAGGTTCATATAATCATATTATTTTCTACAAAGGTACACCCGACAATAAAATTGGCAATTATATAGGCAATACAATACGTTAAATAAGAAAGGACAATTATGAGTGAAACAGTAGGATATGTAGGAAAACTTAAACTTTGTAAAAAATATAAAGACGCTAATGAACTTCAAGCCAATCTACAGAAGTTCTGGCAAAGCATTCCTAGAGAAAAACGTAATAAGTTCTATCAAGACGTAGAAGAAATTGACGAATATGAACTAGTCGACAACGACTATGTCATTATCGATGGAAATTGTATTTATAAGATTGAACTAGACAAAGAACTTGACATGGAGAACAACTTCGTTGAAGTTGCTAAAACTCAAGATGATACTTATGAATTCATTACGTGGTTCTATAACGGCGGAACTGACCTTGGAGAAATGCTACAGAAGGGTTTTGACAAAACAAGAAAGGAGGTTTTATGAAAGTAATCTTATCTGAAGAGGGTACATTAGAGTTTGACAATGGTCTTATCGTTGTAAGCGACCACGACCAAAGATGTTGCGAAATTAACTATCTTGACTTTGAACAGTTTCTTGTAGGAGATGAGTTTCCAACAATGACCGCCAAAGAGTTCGCAGAAGCCATAAAAATTGGAGATGACGGGTTCAGCATTAAAGATATACACGGTATACCGAAATGGGCTCAGGCACGTAGCGAACAGAACGGCTACTATTCAGAAGGAGTAGATTTAATAATTAGAGATGAGGTTGATGAAATCATGCCGAAACGACCGAATCAAAGAAAAGGACAGGAGCTATTTTGTGATTGGTAATTAACAACTAAATCACTAGAGAAAGGAAATGACAATGATTTATAAAGTCGATATTTTACAAACCATTAAAGGAAGCATCTTTATTGACGCTGATAGTTATAAAGAGGCAGAAGAGGCTGCTGATAAATATATTAAAGAGGAACCAAACGTCGCAAGCATCGATTTCGACGAGATTCAGGATTATACCGTCTGGGAAGCATTAGAATTGTTTGATGACGATATCAGTGATGTAGAGGTTATTAAGGCGGAGGACGTGTTATGACAAATAATGGCTATTACCCTAAAAAACTAATTTATCTCGGCGACAACACTGAAAACCGAAAAGCAATCCTAGTGTCTGTACCAAATGAGTTTACCGATGCTGTACTTGAAACCATAGAACTTGGTGCAACCGCCTTTGAAGACGAATATCATCAAGTAGCCGCAGCTGCTGGTGCTGAGTTTGTAGACGTTAACGACATTAAGATTGTTGGTCAAGATAATCAACCAACGGTCAATGAAAGGAAGTCTAATGCGTGAAATAAAAGTCAGGGCTTGGTACAAGCCATATAAACAAATGTGTCAGGTTGAATCATTACGATTTGATGGGAATGGAGTTTATAGAGCCGTTCTTATAGAGGAGTCTTTTTATGACCGAAGAATTGTTGAGGCAGACGAGATTGTTATTGAGCAATATACAGGCTTGAAAGACAAGAACGGTGTAAATATTTATGAAGGCGACATCCTTATAGATGACACGGGCGAACCTGTTGAGTACTGGGTGGTTAAGTTTGCTGATGGTGGATTTGTAGGCGAATGTGCAGGTGTGGCTGAATCTCTCTTTGAATTAACAAACCTAGAGGTCGTCGGCAATATTCACGAAGACTCTCAATTATTGGAGGAGAAATAATGACAGACGAAGATTTAATGGCTCTTATCAAGCATATTGTAGACAATCTATCTTTTAAGATTGGTGATTTAACCCTGATGTACGAGCATAAACAAGTTGACCCAGAAGATTTTTACAAAGAAGCTAGTTGCATAAAGAGCGATTTTGTCGAAAGTATTATGGATCTGATTAGAGAGCATGAGGAGGCGTTGGAGGAGAAATGAAAGAGAAAAGTATAGATTTCGTAGTGTTGGTAGGTATTATAGGATTAATGTTTCTTATCAGTAATTCCTATACCTTATTCAGGACTGCGGTATTGTTTCTGTTGGTAACGATTATTTACCAATTAGAAAGAAGAGTTGAAAAATAGCCCATATTTTTATATAATAAATATATAAACATGGAGGGGTAAAATGATAGGACAGGACATATTCCAGACACAAGAAGAAAAAGAGCGTATTGAACGTCTAGAAAAATATATTGTCAAGGTAGACGAATCTCTAGGCAAGATAGCTGAGGAGCTCAAAGAGTATGGACAAGTTTCCTATATGAGTGAGCAAGACATTCAACGCGAATTAAGCACCCTACCTGATTTAATTGCTGACGCTAATTTACTACTATCTAAAATACAACGAGCCTACGATTACGCTAAAGACGATTCTAAACGCCAAATTGCTAAATTATGGGGTCAATGCACTAAGCGTAAAGACATTCTAGGATTAAACAATCAGAAAGAACAAGAAGCTTGGGTTGTTCAAAATGAAGAATATATGCGAGTAGTGAGGATCGAGATTGAGTGGAAATACCAAGTTCAGAGAGCCAAATCAATTGTTGACAGATACGAGAATAAGTTCGCCTCAGCACGTAAATTGGCTAATTTAATTGAAAAAGACCAGGTTAACAATTATCGAAGGGAAACATACACAAATCCAGAGTGAGTGTGTAGCTATACGTCATGACTAGTCTACAGAAAAAGTTGAATAAATTAGTTAAAGATGGATATGTTCGTGTTCAAAGACACCCGCAATTACCATTGAGTATTTATACCTATACACAGAAAACTGAGGTAGAAAGAAATTGGATCCCAGAAACTCGTATGGCAAGAGGCTTAGTTCTAGATGATTCAGGGCGAATAGTTATAAATTGCGTTCCGAAGTTTTTCAATATAGGACAACCTGGAGCAGAAGAAGTATCTTTTGAAGATTCATATATCACAGCTAAAGAAGACGGTTATATGATTCAAATTATCAATGACCACGAATATGGATTAATAGTTACATCTAAGGGTGCATTTGAAAGCAAGTATGCTCTAACTGCTAGAAATCTGGTATTAAATAGTCTTCACAATAATAAATTGCCAGAGGATATTCTATTCTGTTGTGAATTACTGATGGACTTTCCTGGAGATGAAGGAATTATTGTAACTAGACATGGGAATGTTCCGAAATTAAAATGCTGGGCAGTAAGATTTAATGATGGGAGTGAATTATTCCCGACATCAGTTAAGCTACCGTCTTTTCTTACACCTGTGCAAAGCTTCACTCCTACACTAGCTAGGAAATACTTAGAAAGGTCTGATATTGAAGGGGTTGTGTTATACGACATCGACACCCAAGCTAGAGTTAAAGTTAAAACTCAAGAGTTTATAGAGCGACATAGGTTTATTTCGAACATTACTCCTAAGAATATCTGGGAACGGTTAAAAAATGGTGAAACATTGGTAGATATGAATATACCCGATGAGTTCTTGCCTCAGGTAAAATCCATTTATCAGTCAATAATGGCTGATTATCGAGAAATAAAAAGGAACTCATTCCGTCTAGTAGGTATGACAAGAAATATGACTAATAAAGCGATAGCTCTTAATACCAGCCTAGGGTTAAGTGAGGAAGATAAGCATTTAATCTTCTTTTTCCGCAGAAATCCATCAGGAGATGAAGTGTTCGACTTCTATTGGAATAAGGTAAAGCCTGACAATTCTAAAGAAAAAACATAAAAAGTATTGACTTTTGTCCTATTTTGATATATAATACATACATAAGTTAGAAAAACTAACTTATAGAAAGAAAGGACACACTTAAAAAAATGAGTAAATTAGAAAACTCCAAGAATACAAACTTTAGCTTTAAGCGTCTTATAGATGGTATAATGGCTATTGTAATGGCACTCATCGTTTGTTCGATGTCGTGGTCAGCCTATACAATTTGGAATGGGTTGGACGGTAAGTTACCAAAGATTCTTATCTTGCCACAAATTGCCTTTACACTTTATCTAATAGTAACCGCTTTTGCAGCGAAAGGAAAAAATAGCTAACTCTAATCTTTGGTTTAAGGGGAAGCACTTGTTATGAGTAAATTAACCAAAACTCCACAGAAGCCACATTTCATGGAAAAAATGATAATTGGCTTGCTAGTAATTAGTTTATTAGCAGTCGGCACCTGGGCATTTCAAAATAACAAAGAACAAAACGGTCGAATTGAGTTTCAACACACGCAGATTAAGACAAAAGATGGTGAACTCAAGAAACTTAATAATAATTTGAATAAGATAAATCAAGACTTAGATAAAACAGCTAAAGAATTAGATAATTCGAAGAATAGTAATGCTGAATCGCAAAAGAAAATTGAAGAATTAGAAAAGCAAAAACTAGAGTTAGAATCTAAACTTCAAGCTAAGGCTGAGGCTAAACAAAAGCTAGCACAAGCCGCTACCGTATCGAAAACGGCTTCAGCAGCAGCTCCACAAAGAAATGTCAGTGGAAATAAGCAACAATTGATGACACAGGCAGGAATCCCAGAAAGCGATTGGGTGTATGTAGACTACATCGTAACCAAAGAGTCTAGCTGGAACCCACAAGCCCGAAATGCAAGTAGTGGAGCATTCGGATTAGCACAATGTCTAAACAAGCCAGCAGATTCATTATGTTACTCTTCTAACCCTGTAGACCAACTTAAATGGCAACACTCTTACGTGAAGAGCCGATATGGCAGTTACGCTGGAGCATACAGCTTTTGGACGAGTAATCGTTGGTACTGAGATAGTATAAATATATAAATAGACCCTGTAATATGGGTCTATTTCCTTTTCTAACGTGTTCTAAGGGACTTTATTGTGATAGATAGTAAATTATACGTCTTTGAATATAAAATCGCATACACACTATCTAAGACGGTTGCCGATATATCGACGAGTTATGCCTTCCTTTATAAAAGGTAACTGTCTTTCTATAGCGTGGATGGCAAAATCTGCAACAGGGTCATTGGTTTTATCTATCAGGTATAGAACGTTGTCAATAACGTCTAGGTAGTTGTCTTTTTTCTCGATCTCATTCATTACCTGTCTTACTGCTTGAACACCAAGTACCGGCACTCCTTCCCAAGCCTGGCGATGAAGCTCTTTATGTACATCGCAGTCCATCGGAATAATTAATCCTGTGCTCTGTCTTAATGCGGCACTATCGGTTCGACTATTCCATTGCCTTCTTTGATATAGAACATGGTGCATATTTTCATTCATACTTTATATCATACTTGAACCTAGACAAAAATCAAGACTTCCTATATAATAAAAGGGTAGCCGATGGCTACTTCTGTCCTTTCCGATACACCTCCTTGCTTGGGGGTGTATCTTTTTGATAATAAAATAACCCCTGCGAGAGGGGTTATTGAAAGGAGGGGGGCAAAGGTAGGCTATTCACCTACCCTATTATCTTAGCAGATTACTGTCTTCCACCCTTGTAGATACCGAACATTGTTAGAATGAACGCACCAGCTGCAGCACATACGCCTGACCATGCCGATACAGTTTGTAACGTTCCAACCTGAAGGGCTACTGCTAATTGAGGAATAATAATTCCTAGACCGATCAAACCATCGCCGATAAAGTATACAGCCAACTTAGTTCGTTTACCGATTCCTTGTACGATCTCTTTAACTTCGTCTGACTCGGAAATAGCTTCAGCTAGATTGACAGCTTGACGGTTCATCTCCTCTATAGCTTTGACATCTTCTTTTGTGTACACAGGTACTGCCATTGTTTCTTCTCCTTGTTTATTATCTTGTTCAACACTGCTTGAATTGTCTTCAGATTTTTCATTAGAGTTATTGGTACTCTTAGATAAGTTTCTTAATTCTTCAATAGACTTATTTGTCGTATTCAAGTCTAATTTTCCGTCATAACCTGGAATAGTTCCACTTTCTGTGTATTGATGAATAAGTGAGCCGTGTGCATAATTGTCTTTAGTTCCGTAATTCGGATACCAATCTACGCGGTCTAAGCCTAATTTCTTAGTAATAGCTTCACCACCGTAAGTGAACACCTGGTTTCCAGTCTTTTGTAAGACTAGATTCTTAAATAGCTTCAATTGCTCTGATGTACCCTCAAAATCTGGCTCTAGGTCAACGAATAACAACTCACCATCTTTATTTCCTAGTGTTTCTATACACTTAGTGAAGTATTCTGCATTCTGTATAGCTTCTTCTTCGCTGGAGAAGTATGGTAACCAGTAAAATCCTAGTAATTTACCAACTTCACGAGCTTTATCTGTGAATAATTTAGCACGTGGATCTAACTTGAACTCATTTCCACCGAATTTCTCACCAACCCAGCCAGTTTTCACGATTACTCCGCCTACCTTAGGGAAGATATCTACAACTTTTTCATTCTGATAGTTAGAAATGTCGATTATTTGCTTACTATAGTCTTTTTCTGGCGTATCTTGGGGCTTAGGAGTATCCACACTTAGCTCTGGAAGGTCGTGTGTACCTGTATCAGTGAATGCACCGCTCCATAGATATAATTCGTTTTCCTTGGATATGAACCAGACGTCGTTATTTTCAATACTTTCACCGTGACACCAAGCTTTCATGTCGATAATTGTATTTCCACTTATAATTTGGGCTACATCACTTGACGTATCAGGGGCTTTTCTAGCACGAACACCACTTTCGACTACTTTACGTTGATATCCTTGAATATTATTCTTAGGCGTGAGGTCTGGTAAATCGTGTAAGTCCTTATCCTCGAATAGTTGACGGCTCATGTATTTACCACTCCTGGCAGTTACGTACCAGACTGTATCTCCATTCACAGATTCACCATCGGTAACATAGCCTTTCATATCCACTACTTGGTTTGGATCGATTTCCTGAAAGATATTACTAGACGTATTAGAATCATCACGAGCATTTACAGCACTACTGGTTTTTCTAGCTGTACCACTGATTGGTTCAGGTGTATAACCGATAATTTTCTCAGGTCGTGGTCGCAACCAACCGATAACTGCTCCTCCTGCTAGCACATATGGACGGCGATATAGTCGGGCTGGAATCTGTAAGAATCCGTCTTGTTCAATAACATCAACTCCATTAGTGTCTGCTCCTGCAACAACTGCGATATGCCCATAAGGATTTCCACTCATAGCACCCCAGATAATAATGTCGCCTCTTTGTGGAATTAGATTTGGATCATTTGGATTGTTAACAATCTTTTCGAAATACTCTTCATTAGAATTAGCAAAAGCTTCTCTAGCATTAGCAGGGCGAATTGTATTTACCCAGTCATTAAACAGCCATAAACAATAGTCATCAATGACATCTTTACAGTTATGGTGTCCGTGATTGTCGGCAATATAAGTCTTATCTCCATCGAGTTCAAGAACGCTGACTTCCCTTTCTACCGTTTCTTGTGAGCGACTTCTTACTATAGACACACCCTTTTGCATATTGCCGTTCTTATCTATTGTGATATAAGAAAGCACATCACCCTGACGAATGTATTTAGCCTCTTTGAAGGTATAATTATTACCTGTAGTCAAGACTTCAAAAAGATGTTCTGTTGAAGCTCTAAACTTGCCGTAATCGGTAACAACCTCGTAGGTAGGCATTGTAGCAATCTTATTGCTAATAACTGTATTAACTCCACCGCGAGTAGATTTGACCTTATCGCCAGGAACTAGATTACCTACAGCCTCGACCGAGTTATCTGACATAATAACCTTAGCATCAGGGGACAGACATTGTAATCCGTAACTTCCATCTACGTCAATTCGACGACCTGGGGCATTGTTAATCCATTCGTTAATTCTATCCATTTTTCTCCTCCTTTTCCTTCTTTTTTATATCAATCAAAAGTCTATCGTATAGACATCTAGCACAACTAGCAAATTCCATACCAAGAAATAAACTAGTAATTCCAGCTAAAATGTCTGCAGATTGTTTAAGATTTTCAAGATTGACTTCTGTCTGTTCTGCCTCATAGACTTCAGAATCAAGAGTAAAAGATTTAACGGCGTGTTTGAAATCGCACCAGTATTTCGGGTTCGGATTGTCTGATAAAGACATTAAGTCCTGCATCTGTTTTCTACGCAAAGACAATACTTCTACAAGTACCTGAGAAACGTCCATTCCGTCAATTGAATGTTCTTCTAAGTGAGAAGTCAGTGCTGTTTTTTCTCCTATAGACTGAATTAAGTCTACGGCATATGCTCGTGATGTCATTTAACTACCTTTATTCCTTCTATTCGTTTGATTTTTCCATCTGGGTATATAACCACCCCTCGAACTGGTACGGTTTTTTCATTCTGAGCTACTCGTTTAGCATATATAATATCTGGAGTCATAAAAGACCCTTCAACCTGTGAAGAAAGTCCGATATCTGTATAAACGGTTATTCGATAATAATAACGAGTTCCACTCTTTAAGTCATTCACTTGGAATGTTGTATCAAGATTGTTTGTATCGACAGAGATATTTTTGTCAAAATTAGTAGACTCTCCATAATCTATTCGCCAACGGTTCACCTTGCTATACCGACTGTCATTCATACAGGAAACAGGTATCAGTGCAGATGTAGTTTTCACTTCTACATTTCCTACGTTCACATTATATGGGGCTGAAGCTCTAGGTATAGGAATCCAGTATTCAGCCGCACCTGTATGTCCCATTGTGTCGTGGAAGAATATATATAGCCTGATAGAAGTATCTAGACTTCCTACAGTAATAGAACCTGTGTAGTAGCCAGAATATAGATGCATATAGTGTTCTTGACCGCGAATGACTCTGTGCCAAGCTGTATTCGGCTTTATCAGTCGATTAGCAGATAGGTTTTGGTTATTTACACTGAGGTCTACGAACCAAGGGTAATCCCAGTAACCCTGTCCATGTCCGTTTCCCACCCGAGCGGCGACATTGAACTGATAATGAACAATATTGCCTTCACGAACGATAGAATCATCAAAAGCCTGAACCCAGCATTCAGGTGTATCACCGAACACACATTGCCAACCTCTTGCTGACATCGTTTAACCTCTTCCTGTAATGAACACAATCAGTGTTTTACCTGGTTTGGCTTGTGGTAGGGTATCTCCGTCCTGAATAATATCGAACTCAATTTTACCATCGCGAGAAGTTAAGAACCCAGACGTTGCAATATTGTCTGAAAGCTTAGCAGGGTGTTTAGCTGTATTGTCAATAGAAGACGTTGTTATAGCACTGACACCACGATTAACTGCTACGTTTGCTAATACGATATATGGATTACCTGCACCGATGTTAGACTGAACTTGACTAGGCGTTGGTGGAACAGGGTTGCTACTTGCGGTACCAGAAATAACCTTGAACTTAAGTCCTCCAGGATTGTTGGTCTGAGAAGCATTGAAGTTCATCGCTCTGTCGACGTAAGCTATCACTGAATCAACCCTATTATTAGATGAGTCAGCACCTGGAATAATTATCTCTTCGGTAGAGTCTGACCATACACCATACGAATAAGTACTGAAAGGAACCATAGCAGCTCCTTCGGATATATTTAACACCATAGATGGTGATGTTCGGGCAGTTACCTCAAACCCACGAATAACCTCGCCTGATAGGATTTCAGACAAAATGCGAAAGTGTCCATTTTCATTGGTTTTTCCACCTGAATCTCGATTAGATACGAAAGTTGTCATATAATTCTATTTTATCACGCTCGATAGAATGAGCCTGGCTGTGTAGATAATAAAATATATGTAGTAGTTTGAGTCTGCTGGATATAATATTTTTTAGTATTCTTATCTGACCCAGAGCTAGGGTGAACCATATATGACGATCCATCCCAGCTATTCGGATTCCTGTGCAACATAACTAGTGGCATATCCTCCGATGCCGTAATAAAATATAGTAGAACATTCATGGATTCTCCCATATTTACGGTATGAGGTACGTGTACCTGATATTTATAGAACTTCAAAGAATCCGCACTCGCAGGTTGAGGTGAGTTCATTTTAAGTAGACTATTTTCTAGTGCCGTTAAACGTTCTTCTGGTGTCATAATTTTATATACTCCTCTGCTTTTCTTGAGTTATCTGTATAGTGCATTCATGAGTAGAGTAGACTTTAATCTTATAACGTGCAGAGGGTGGTTGAGGAAAATTAGAAGCCGCAATGGTAACAAACTCTAGATTGTTCTCTCCTAATTCTGGAATCCAAGCAAAGAATGGTGGTTCTATTCCCCCGCGAGCTAATTGTCCTGTATGACCATCACTCACTTCACCAAGCCAAGGGTATTCTGTTATGCTCTTACCATTAACTTCGGCTTCGATCATAATCATATAAGGAGGCTTCACTCCACCAGTGCCAACAAAATCTAATTGAAGAGTCGCCCAGTAAATCCAAGAACCTGACGTTTGGGCTGGGGTGTCGATAATAATCTCTTTGTCCCATCGAGCAAGAGTTACTTGAGATTCTATTACCCTTACCATTCCTGATCCGAAAGAGTTTCTGGCTTGATATTGAATTATCTGGTTTTCTAATTCTTTAAGACGTTCCATTATAACTGACTCACCTGTAATGCTCCATCCGAGAAGCTAACTATTTCTATTTCTACAGAAAAGGGTAGAAGAGATTTATCACTGATATCTGGATAACTCTGATAACTCATTAATTCAAATCGGTCAGCACTAAGAATTAAAGTATTATTTTCAATACTGTAATTAGACAGACTTCCACCAGGTAATAATGTTCTGTGTACACTAGACATAGACGCTTCAACGCCGTCTTTATTATAAACATGTAAGACAGCATACATAAACGAGTCGTTACCGTCCAAAGGTACGAACCTGTAGGATAGACTTACCTGCCAGGAGCCATTGGCGTATTTGCTAGCCATTCTATGAGATTTCAGACGAAAGACTTTAGCTTCACCCAGTTTATATGTCTGATTGGACTTCATCTGAATAAATTGTCGTTCAAGATTAGTTAATCTGCTTGCGAAGTCCACTACATGTCCTCCAGCTGAACCCAACCTGAAATACGACCTCTAGCCTGCTCTGGATACATATAGTTACTCCACAATTGATATTCTAGTGGTTCATATGCAGGCTTATTTTCAAGCCCTGCCGATACTCCATCTGTATAGTATCTTCTTCCATCGCCATAATAGTGCCAGACTTTCACATAATCAATAGGATATGGTTTTCCTAGATCTACGGTTACACTCACTTTAGTATTGTCAAGATAAGCATAGTCTGCAGTATCCAAGTTTCCATTTGTAATTCGTTCAGGGAAATGAATACCTTCAGGATAACTAGTTACATTAGCCTTGAAAGCTCGGTTAATCGGCTTGCTGTCTTGCATTTCGATAGCTTGAATCTGAACCCAGTGATTTCCTGAGTTTATATCACTACCATTAATAATATCTTTTATATATCTGATATAGATTGGTTTCTTGCGTGGAATAGAAGCTCGTTTAAGCGTCAGGGTCATTGTTTCTGCCATATCATTTGTGATATTCCAAGACATACCTGTGATTCGGTATTTATCTGTAATGCTATCCAGATAATTATCATTTTCCATCTCTACAGAAATGATATCTCCAGTTTCGATAGTGGTAGGATTTATAGAGCCATCTCCTACGGTAAGAGCTGGAATATCTGTTGGCATTCTTCCTAATTCAACTTCTCCACGGGAGTGTTGGTATAGTGTTGTAGATAATTTAACGTCATTCAGGGTTTTAGTCTTAACAATAGTTCCGTATTTTTTACGAGATTCTTTGTCGTGGGTTATTGCCTCTAGCCTTTCATCACCAATACCAGATCCAATAGTATAAGAATAGTTAACCATATCACTGATATCTCGCGTAATAGTTCCACCTTCTAAATTGAATGGGTACGAAATATGTATGTCCTGCGACTTGTCTATTCCTTTTTTATCGAATACATTGAATTGCCTATCAGGAGTAAAAGAGAAGTCGAAGTTGTCATTTTCAAGCTTGGTCAGGTTAACAATACCCTCTTTAACATCTTGAAGTTCATAACCTCGTTGACGGTTGTCTAATTGTGCTGAAGAAGCTGAATCTACACCTAGAGGAACTCGTAAATTATATAAGGAATCATCATCAAATGAATAGGTAACTCTGAAATCTGTTACGTGTATCGGTTTACGGGTAGGGTCATTGCCTTCTATCATTAACCAACCATTATCATTTATCATTGAATAGTTTGTAATTTTATATTCGTGCCACGTATTATCGAAGTCGCTCCTTGCAAACTCTCTTAAGATAACTTGGTCGCTAGAAATACCTACCTGAGAACGTTCAATTATTTCTGCATTTTGATAGCTAGGAGGTATAAGTTGTCGCCACGAAATATCTACCTTAGTGCCTGCGGGTATATTTAATTTCACAGCTAATGAACCCCATCCCTTAGGAATAGGAGTTGCTACAAAAGCAGCTTTCTTAATATCATCTCGATAAACAGCCCCATCTCCCTCATTTTTCAATCCATATGCGAATACCCAGCCATTCGTATTTACACCTGGTACAGAAGTTTTATTTATAGGTTGAGCTTGCTGAGAATCTACAACCAGAGAGCGTGCTATTTGTGCATAAGTCTTTCGAGAATATTGAGCGTTTGTAATTCTACCCTTGAAGAGATTTAAGAATCCCAGACATTTAACCTGAAGAGTATTATTGCTTTCTTTATTTATATTTATCTCTGTCTGAGCAACATAACCACCAATAATATATTTTCCATTATAACGAACTCTGACATCATGAACACCTGGAGAAAGCACCTCTGATGGACGAACTCCCATTTCTTTACATTTAAGTTTGAATTGTTCGTAGTCTAATCCGAAGTCGAACTCATCAACGTCGTTCAGTTTCCATGTTACTCTAAGTCCACTAGAAAGAATATGAGAGAAATCAGCAACATAATTGCCTGTCTTCCAGTCATAAATCTCGATATCTAATTGTGTAATTGTAAGCTCTGATGGCTCTTGCATATGTTACCTCCTAGATGCCCTCAAATCCGTTTCGCCAGATAATATTTCCGAAATCTGTGTCAGTCTGTTTATCGGTTTCCAATACAATTCTATTTTCGCCTCTCTCCAGTCCCCACCAGATAGAATCTAGGGCTCGTGATGAAGCCACGCTAACACCATTCAGCGTTATTATACGTTTTTTCATATCGATACGCAACTCCGAATTGCCAGAAATTGTCAGATTCATTTTTATATTTTCATTAGTCGTGATGTTCGTAATCTTCGGGTTAGTATAAGTACCCTTAAGAATGATGAGAGGATAAACCTTAACGGAACCAATATTCATAATGCTTGTAGCTACTTGTCCAGATGTCCATTGTACTGGCATTGACGAAGGAATGATGAAACCGCCTGGCTTCTCTTTATAGAAAGCTTGTTGCAAGAGTGATGATTGTGGAGAAGAACCATCTCCTCCGTCATAGATAATAGGGTCAGGGCAGATAAGGGTAATTTGAAACTCACCAGCAATCGGCATAGTGATATCTGACTTAACATCCGCAATGAATCCTTCTGTGTAGTAGTTCCTGCCTGAAAAAGTGGTAATCATAATAGGGTAATTCTGCCTGATATGTAACTTATTCATCAATCCCAATCTTAAATCATCAGCCTCTTCACAAGTTTTTCCTTGATAAAATCCGCTAAGTGTTATAGTTCTGAATCCGTATAACTGAGAGGAAACATAACCACCATCAACGCCAGCATACACACCGTCTGCAGTTCTGATAGCAGGAGCAGATAGACCAGATACCGGTGAGAGTAATCTGTAGGGTGAATCTTCACCTAGAATAATGTCATTACCAATCTTGAATCTCATATTTCTATTATACCTGACTAAGCCTTACCTAATTCCCACTTCAAATCGCGAACCATCTGGTCTACAGAATATTGGGTATAGTTATTGTTCGTTTGATTAATGACTACATTTTTACCACCCTGAAGAGGAGTTCCATACACACCTGTATCTGAACTCAGCATACTAGGTGCTAATCCACCTGCTACGTCTAGTGTAGGGGACATTGTGATGTCGTTCATAGACAAGATATCTACAACTTCATCCACGAGAGATGTTGCCGCACCAACCACTTCTGATTGACTTTTTTCAACACCTCGAGCAAGACCTTGAGCTGCGAATTGACCACTCTGGAAGGTTGTTTTCCATGGAGAATGTTGTTGAGCTCTGTCTTTCAATCCTCGTAGGAACTTTTCAGCAACCCACCAACCAACTGAATAAACATTTCTACTTTCTACACCATTAATGAATCCTGAAATAGCGTTATTTCCAGCCTGCCAATAACCACCAACAGCCATCACACCTTCTTTGAACTTGTTGCCGATATCGTTACCAACACCCCAGATTTCACCTGTTCTAGATTTGAAGCCGTTTATTAACTCACCTACAAGGGCAACTCCTTGCCAATAATGATCAGGGAACTTAGATTGGATAGATTGCCAGAAAGCACTCTGGATTCCCCATCCAGCACTCTGAACTGTTGATTGTTGCGATAGAATACCTTGTCCCAATTTGGCGGCTAATTGAACACCTGCGTCATAAGCATTTCCTATCTGTCCAGCAAGAGTGCCGATAACTCCACCAATGACTTGAGATAGGGTTGCTTGTAGAGTTGCTATAGACGCTTGAACAGCTGGATTTACTTCAGGTAGACCAGTTAATGCCCATGCGAACTCAATCAACTTATTAAGCATAGACTGACCCATTCCGATAATCCACTCTTTATTAGCTAAGTCCCCTACATCTTGATTGATTTGACACACTTCCCATACAGCGTGGCGAACATTTCGTAGGTTGTCTAACATTCCGTCTTGAACAGCGGCTATAGTATTGATTGTCCAGCTGAATCCAACGAATTTGTTAAGCATAGATTGAGCCATACCTACAATCCACTCTTTTGCCGCCATATCACCCACATCTGCGTTTACCTGGCAAACTTCCCACACGGCATGTCTGATACTTCTTAGAATATCCCACTTGTCAGCACCAATCTCGACTAGAGAGTTAACAGTTTGTGCGAATCCAGAAAACTTATTAAGAATAGATTGAGCTAATCCTACAAGTAGTTCCTTTTCACCCATAGCCAACCCAGTAGGAACTTTACCAATTTCACTTATTATAGAAGATACTGCCGTAATCTTAGGTAGGTTATGTCCTTCATCGACAGACTCCATTCCATTTATAGTCTTAGCAATCTCTGTGAACTTGTTGAGTAAGGATTGTACCTTGCCCATTTCGTCTTCAGAAATCATTCCACCAGTAGCAAAACTCTTTAATGAGTTCCATATACCGCCAGTACCTTTCTGTCCTATAAGGGTTTGAACGATTCGAGAGATAGAGTTGATATTGTCTTCTGTGCCCTTAGCTTCCTTAGACCAATCAAAAGATAATTTCTTTAGATTGTCAATCATAGACACATAAGTACCTACAATAGAAGCAACATTTTGACTGGTTCCAGCCTTAAAGAAGGTGTTTGCACTGTCTGAAATATTCTGAAGCCAATCTGTACTGCCTTGAAGAGTTAATTTTCTAACCACGCCGTGTAGTTGGTTTAGTAATGCGTCAATAGCTTTGTCGTTTAGTTGAACACTCTGGATTTCATTTAATTTAGTTGCAATTTCGTGATACCTAGAAACAATGCCACTGACATTCTTAATAATTTCACCCTGTAAAAAGACAGATATAATCTTATCAATACCATTTAACGGTGAATCTGGACCAGCAGCTGACAAGTCTTTCAGAACACCAGATATCAACGTAATCTTTCCCTTAACTACCTCTGGGACAATATTTACGCCTTGGATTTCATTTAATTTGTTTGCGATATTATAATACGAATCAACAATGCTACTTATCTGACCGACATTTATATTCTTAACGAAGTTTTTAGCCGCCTCCATAGCCAACTTCATAATTGAGTCGCCATCACTTGCGGACACTAGTTTTAAGGTTTCGCCAATCAGAGTTATTTTACTATTGATAGCCTCTTTATCAAGAGGAATTGTGGCTATCAAGGCTAGTTTAATTGCTATATCTTTATACGAATTAACAATAGCATTGACAGCTACCATATTGACTGCCTTGACTGCATTTTCAAGTAATCCACCAACATTAGCCTTAGCCATATGACCTATAACGTCAACTAGCATATCTACCTTGGCTTTTACGCCATTCACATTGCTGGTTACAGATGCATCGACAAACGCAATAGCCTTAGCCGCGGCTACCATTCCACCTAGAATACCAAGAAGAGCCACCAATCCAGCCCCTAGGAATAAGGCACCGACACCAGTACTCATGATTGCACCTAGAACCCCAGCTAATAAACTTATAGCACCGATCCCGATAGCCATATTAGCCACCTTAGAAGCAAAACTTCCTATATCACTTGGTACCACACTGTTCGTATAAGAAATAGCTTTAGCCGCTACAGCTAATGTACCTGAAATAAGAATTAATACTCCCAATCCAGGAATAATATGTTTTCCTAATTTACCAACAATTCCACCTAGTATGGCAATTGCACCTACACCGATACCAAGGTTTATAATCTTACTGCCGAACTCAAGAATATCTCCTGGGATAGCTTGATTTGCGTATTCTAGACTTTTCGCCAAGACGGCTATACTTCCAGCTATAAGTACCAATTTGAAGAGGCTTTTAGCATTGCTACCCATTTTATTAGATAGAGCAACTAATATACTCATACCTAGAACGACACCACCCATAATTCCCATCTTTGCGGCTAATCCACCTAAGTCTTCTGGCATAGAGTCGTATGCGAACTTGAGTGCGTATCCAAGGGCGGCAATAGCTCCTGCCATCAGAACGAGGTTAATAATGCCTGACCTCATTGTGATCATCATCTTCTGTCCCTTAGTCATCTGAGCACTCATTGACTCGATAGGAGCTAGTATATTGCCAGCTTTCGCCGCTGAAGTAGTAGCTTTTCCTATTCCGAATAAAGTATCTCCGAATTTCTTTATAGAAGAAGCAGTACCTAAGAATGCTTTACCTAGATTGACGATTTTTCCAGCAGCAGCTCCACCAGCTATAGCAATCATAATTCCTTGGAGTACAGGAGTTGGAAACTTCGCTATAGTATCCGCGAGTGAAGCAAGTATGTTAACGAATGCTGTCAATATCTTGGTTACAGATTCACTAGATGCTAGTTGAATGAAAGCTTTTCCTACACTGCTTGCTAATTTACCTAATGCACCCAGTAAGTTTCCTACGGCTGTTCTGAACTCATCACTAGATGCCATTGCTTTAGTGAATACTAGTGCTAATGCTACAACAGGTAGACTCACTCCTCCTACAGCTGAACCAATACCGCCCAATGCACCAAGAAGTCCACCAGCTCCACCCGTGATACTTCCTATGAAACCTAGGATTTGAGTTCCCAGCACAGCAAAGATAGGTATAAGCATTTTAATGTCGAAACCACTAGCAAGCATTTTTGAACCAAGACTCTGCATTCCATTCGCTAGTTTTTCAACCAAATCCAATACACTGTTTATTATGCTAGGTAGTTTATCAGCTAGACGGTCGATAAATGGACTAATTGATTCACCTAATCTACCCAGTATAGACTGCATACGTTTACCTGTAGCGGTTGACCCAGCAAGTGTATCGGCGAATACCTTAGTTAGACGCACACTAGAAGCATAAATACCCTTTTCAGAGGCTTGAAATCCATTCTTAGCATCCACGGAGTAACCGACAAGAGCGGCTCCAATATCTGCTAGACGACCTTTTGCACGACCACTCTGATATTCAAGAGTAGCAGTAAACTTACCCATAGCCAAACCACCATTTTCAGCCACGGCTTCGAATGCTTTGATAAGTTTCTCAGTTTCAACCTTGGTTCCGTTTATATGAGCTCGAACCTCACCAGTACCGACACCTAATTGTTTAGCTAATTCCTTGTTAAGAGCAGGAACGGCTTGGACTAGCTGGTCGTATTCAAATAATCCGAACGTTTTCTGTGCTGTAGCCCGTCCATACAATTCCGAAAGTTCATCTATTCCTCTACCAGAAGCAATAGAAACACGACCAAGCAATTCAAGTTGCTTAGTAACATCGCCCAAAGAACTGCCATATTTCAGAATATTATTAACTGCTGTAATGGTTGGAAAACGTGAGAAGACAGAACCAACGCTATCTTTATTCATTCCCTTGTAGAATCTGAACGCTTGAGTCATGGCGTTGTTGGCATCTTCAACCGAGCCTGTCAGGGAAATGAATGACGCATTACTCTTAGCTACGAACTCTGCACCTTGAATACCTGATTTAGCCTGTTGAGCGATTAAAGCACCCGTTGCCGTTCCGAGAGCAGTCATACTGTTGAGTGCTAAGTTTGCACCTTGAATCATAGGTGAAAATATATCTGCACTTGCAGACTTAATCTTTCCCAATTGACCACCAATATCTGCTAAGTTAGACTTCAGTTTACCTGTAGTCTCAGTAACGCCAGAAAAAGACCCCTTATTGGATTTATCGATATCTGAAAATGATTTACTTAATTCTCCAGCTTGACGAGAAGCCTCTTTCATTCCAGAATTAAACTTAGAAAGGTCTGCTTCTACAACCCACCTAACTATTCCACCTGTAACTGCCATTATTTAGATAACCTCTTAAAATGTTCTGATAATCTCTTTACTCCCTCGCCCTTCTTTGTGTGTGGTGCTGTTGCAATCTGAGTAAGATTGAACATTCTTTGTGCCTCTATTTTTCTTGCCGTATCGAGTAGTAATTTTATATCTCGTGCTGGCAATTGTGATGCCTCTTTTAGTGTGTATTGCGGATAGTGATATGCTACAGTAGCCCAGATCTCTCTGTTACTAGTAGTTTCCTGTCTAGAAGGAACAGACTGAGCTGCTGCAACTACCACCATCTAACCTACCAATTCTTGAATAAGACGTTCGTTAAGACGACGTAGAACTACGATATTACATTTCTTGACAGTTTCTTGAATTGTCGTTTGATGACCTACTGGACTTATAAGACCGTAAATGAAGTCTTCCATTTTAGAGCTGATTTTCTGGGCTTTTTCTACATCACCCTGTTCTTCGGCTGCCTTGTACTCTGTGGCGAGCTTGACGAATGGACGAATTTCGTCTTGAGTTGGGTATCGCATATCGTATGCAAGACCTGCTATTTCAAATTGAAAAGCATCTGAAACATCATCGTTAAAGTTGAATCGTTCTGAACTCATCTGGTTCTTCCTCCTTTTAATTATTACTCTTCTATTATATCATTGAGGTGAGTTCATCTTATGAAATTAACCCAAGCCAGTTATTTGACGTATTCCACAACAATACTAATCTCTGACCATCCCCACGGATAGCTACCATTTATATTGACATTAGATTCTGTTATAGTAGAAACACCAGCTTGGTGTGTGGATTCAATATATGGAAGTGCTTGTTTTCCGAGCTCGTTTGATAATGTCCCTCCTAGACGCATACAGCCAGAATATGAAATAATCTCCCAAGCTCTTGTCAGTCCTGTAATACCATGAGGTATAGATGAACTACTATTACCGGTGAAATTGACTTTACCACGCACGACTTTACGAAAAATAGGGCGACCATCAATCCATTTCTTGCCAGTGTCCACTTCTGTATCCTTATATTTATAGGTAGGTATATCTGTGAAATCAATATTCTCTACCTTAACAGACTTAGTTTCATTCTTAAGATAATCCTCCAGTACTCTATCTTTCATTTCATTGGTAAAGTTGTTGTCTGTATGAACATAGCTAGAGTCTTGCACAATATTCGCTGGCTTGTTTTTGATGTATGAAACACTTGAAGAGTTGCTTTGTTGCCAATCTGCTTGTACTTGAGGCACATTTCTTTGAGCTCCTGTTTCAATACCCGCTAACTTAGTCTTTTCTGCCTGAGTGTATGGTTGGTCTAGTAATGCTAATTTAGCCTTATCTTGAGTGGTAATAGATTCAAGGGTTTGTAACTTAGTCTTTTCCTGTTGAGTAAAGATTTGTGTTTGAGCAAGTTTGTTCTTTTCGGCTGTAGTAAACGGTTCTTGAAGAAGTTGTAACTTAGCTTTATCTGCTGGGCTTATAGATTCTAGATTATCTAGTTTAGTTTTGTCTTGTTGGGTGAATACTTGTGTTTGGCTTAATTTATTCTTTTCAACGGGTGTGAATATTTGGGTTTCAGATAACTTATTCTTCTCATTCTGAGTCAGTATTTCTGTGGAAGCAAGTTTATTTTTCTCTACTGTAGTGAAAATCTCTGTCGTGGCAAGTTTATCTTTCTCTTGTTGAGTGAGTATTTTAGTTTGGGATAGCTTAGTTTTTTCGTCTTGGGTGAAAGGAATATAGCTATTGTCAATTTGTTTTAGATTTGTTGGTTTGTTCTTAATATAGGCAGGATCGGATGTATTCGAAGCCTTCCAGTCAGATTGAACAGACGCTCCACCACCGCCACCACCTTGAACTTGGATCCAGTCATTAGAATTGAAACTTGTTCCAGAAGTAAAGTTTCTTTTAGCAATATACAATGAACCACTATTGACACATAGGGATCCTTCAGAGTATTGCTTATTAGTCCTGAATTGTTCTACTTTAGCATCTACTGTTACATCTCCTGTTTTACCATTGACAGAAGTAACTTGGACAAACGGTGCATTGACAATGCTGACAACTTCAGGTCCATTTTCAGTTACTGTAGTTTGAATCTGAGGTACTTCTTGAACAGCGGTCGTTAGATTCACATCATCTACAACCTGAGTAGTATTCAAAGAAACGCCATATGAGGGGATTTGAGAGGATTCATTCATAATTACTATAATTATATCGTATATAAGAAAAAGCCCCGTGTAGGGGCTTCTCCTCTTGTCCTAGGACGTATTACGCTGGAGTCAAATGACCATCGCCAAAGAACTGAAGAGCTGCTTGACCAGCTTTTGGCTCTGCAGTAAACGTAATGGTAACGGTACGAACCACGTTATCCTCGAACTCTGTGCTACTCAATGCACTACGAGCATTAACAAGTCGAGTAACCTGACCGTTACATGAAACGATGTCTAGGTCATAACTTGTCGTCGTCGTGTCACACTTAGCTGCAACAATATCGATTGCACCTGCGTCGTTGTTAACTGTTTCACCAGTAGACAACTTAGCATTCTTAGCTACATAATACTGAGGTAGAATGGTGCGAATAGCCGCAACATCTGACTCCAGCAATGTAACCTCTACAGAAGCACTGTGAGCTCCTTCGATTTTGAAAGTACGACCGTCTAACGTCTTGAAGTCGCTTGATTCAACATCGTAGTTGGTGCTGATTTCTTTCACGTTTGTCAACGTGTTTGAACCCCATTTTAGGGTGAATGGTCCTTTTACGAGTGCCATATCTTATTTTCCTTTTCTTTTAATTAACAGGTTTTTTGAACCACCATTTGTATCTGAATATAGCCATACATACGCTCTTCTGCGTCCAAATCTTGCCTCATATTGAAGTTGGTTGTACGCATAGAGATGATTTCTAATCCTGGTAACGAAACACAGCTACTGCAATTGAATATATCTGTGAGTGCACTCAGTTTAGAATCAACTTGTCTGGCACTTCTCGAGCGAAAATTAATCGTAACAGAATACGCTAGTTGTCGCTCACCTGTCGTATTCATATGAACTTGCGAACCTCCCGACCCAGTTAACCAAAACACTTCCTCTGTTGTAGTGAGTGAGCTAGGTACACGAACCAGGAAGATGTTTTGTCCTATAGTGCCGAATCCTTTCGTTTCAAGGAATCTAGCTACATGTTCAAGAATCGTCATTACTCAGTCATCTCCCACAATTCATCAATCTTGTCCATAGCACCCTGTACTGCAGATTCAGCGTAGTGTGGTCCAGTTCCAGGAGTTGTATATCTAGCAAATTGCTTCTCTTCCTGGTAAATAGCGTATGGAGCATTCCATCTGATTTCACCAGCTTCACCATCTACTACCTTTTGAACCATTGTACGCAATGCACCAGTTTTCATAGGAGTTCTATGTAGACTAATAGCGTGTGCTTCCTCTAATAGAAGTCTATTAGTTGTTGCCACTCTATTTCTAACCATGAACTCTACCAGGTCGGTGTTGTCTATAACTCGTCCTGCCATACTCTGTGTATCCTCGATAAGAAACAATGAACATTATTGACTTCGCCTCCTAGTAGTTTTCGCAATCCTAGCTCGACTCGTGTAATTTTATACGTCTGAGGTCTACCTTCTAGATCTCTTACCATTACATAGCAACCTTGTAGATTGAATCCACTACCTGTCGCTATAAGAGTTTCTGGGTCTAGGTAGAGGTGTGCATCAACTGCTTCTGTATATGTATCGTTCTGGTATGTTACTGATGAACCTAGAAATAGCAACCCTTGAATATTTATTGAGTTAGCATTAGATTCATCACCATATTTATCACGATATTGCCAGGTTAATGTAACGTCATCTACATAATCTATCGGACAGTTCATACCACTGGAATCCTAACTACAGAACCGTATGGACCAGCATAACGCTTGAGTAATAACTGCATTTCAGGTCTGTGTTCTGGTGGTGTGGTATTTCCTCTAGTCCAGGAGTGTCCATCCACTGATTCAGATTTGATATCTCGAGTTGGGTCGCCATAGAACTTAGCCATATCTATAAGTAGATATACCAAGTCATTCGGAACGGAATCAACTTTCTCCTCAAAATCCACCCAGTCAGCGGCTACTGCCAACTGAACACAACCACTGCATCCGCAATCACATCCACCCTCTGTACATTTAGCAATATAGTTTCCAATGCCATTAGACGAATATTCTGGAAGGTAAGAATCGAAGTCTTTAACAGTTACAACTCGACCTTTCCCCACTACTCTGACTAATTTGACGGCATAGACTTCATAGAATGGGTCAACCCGCCACTTCTTATCTTTAGCATTGTATGGAAAAATCTTGATAGAGCCTCGTGTTGGTGTTGCTGGCAATAGGTCTTCAGTCTTGAGTACGTCAGTACAAGAACATTGCGTTGTCTTGCCAATTTCCGTGTAAAGGTTCGTAGGAGATAGAGTGTAGCCTAGCAATGTTTCAAGCCTAGACTGGACGTTATCTAGAATGAGTTGTAGTTTGTTCTCATTCCGAACGGTTTCGCCTGTCAATTGAATGTATTGGTAAACTTTCACATCTATCTCCTATTATTATTCTAGTGGTATTCAACCGTTCAATACGCTAGATTGATCAGCCTTGATACCTGCAACACGTGCGATATCGTGGAAGGCACCACCGCGGTAGAACGAACCACGCATAACTAGCTCGTTACGCTCGTAAGCAGACTTCTGAGTAGCACCATCTGTGTAAGATGCTTCGCTAGACATTGTGTATTGCAAGCCACCTGAAGTGTAACCTGTAAACTCACTCAAGTCAGCGTAGAATGCTGCACAAGCGATTGTAACTTCGCCAGTACCAAGCTTGTGTTTAACACTCTCTGTACTTTCGATTGATGGCATCAAGTCGTTTGGAACCACGATGTATGGAGTACCAAAGATTGTTGGAACTTCACCTGATACAAAGATTTCGCCTAGAGGACCAGAAACGCCAGCCTTTAATGCGTGTTTCTTCAATGTAGCAAAGGTACGTGCGTTGAAGATAAGAGTACCTGCAACACCACTATCGCTAATCTTAGCAATAACATCCAACCATGAAGTCATAGCGTCTGTATCAGTTTTACCACCGTACATCAACTCTGCACCAGCTTCAGTAGCAGCTTGTTGCAATTTAGCAATAACCAACTGAGCACGTTTGCGGTCGTAGTCTTGTCGGTATTGTTTAGCAACATCTTCTAGCAAGTCTAGGGCAAAGAATCGAGTAGCGGCAGTACATACAGGGGTAACAGCGGCGACCTCTTCCATCTTCTCTACCTTGTGTTCAGCAGTGTATTCACTCTTTGGCTTCAAGTTACCGTTAGCACCGTCATCACACAATGCTACGTTCTTCATGTCGATTGAACCCTTACGCTTAATCCAAGCGAACTCTAATGAGTTGGTTTCACGCCACTCTGTAGCCTCAAGAAGTCCTGAGTAATCACTCTGAGAACCAACGATCTTTTCATACATCTCTGGTGGCATAACGAAGTTGCCCATTGATGCGATTGTCATTGAGTTACGAGCAATACCAGCTTCCTTCAATGCGTTTAAGTTGATTTCATTAATCTCCTGAACTCGGTCAAAAGCACGTAGGTTTCCATTCTTTAGGGCTTCCCACATAGAGTTAACCTGTACTTGGTAACGGTCTTGCCAATCCATCTCTGCGAACTGGTTAGTCGTCTTTGCAGCTTCTTCACCTGCTTTAACTTCACCCTCTGCAGCTGGCTCTTGTGCATTCTGAGCGTAGAAGTTCTTAGCAAAGCCTTCCAGGATTGCGTTCATTTCTTTTCGCAATTCATCTTTTGTCATTTCAGTTTCTTCCTTTTCTGTTTCAGCTTCTGCTGAGTTTTCTTGAGCGATTTCTTCTAATCCTTTTTCAGGTTTCTCGTCTTCGCTCGCTAATTTTTTCTTCTCTAGAGCAATAAGCTCCTTCACTGCTTCAGTGAGATCTTCAACGACCTTGTCGCTGACCTCATTGTCAACAGCTTCTACTTCAGTTTCCACTTCCTCTTGTTCAGCGTTTTCAACCTTCTCGGTTTCCTCTTCTTTAACTTCTTCCTGAACTTCAGTTGCTTCTACTTCGGTATTCTTGACATCTTCTTCAGTCATGTCTTCACCTTCCTTGGTTACCAAATTTTCTACTTCTTGGTCAACCTCGAGTCCTGCCTTTTTTGCCTCATCGATTGAGTTCTTGACAATCTGGTTTACTGTAGCAGAGTAGTTATTTGGTACCACTACCTGAGATAGTCCAACCATTTCGTGGTTATAGTACATACCGTCTGATGGGTCTGGACTTGCTCCGATTGTTTCTATGCTGAATGCACCTGAAAACCCTTGTGTTAGCAGGTTGTAAGCAATACGAGCATATGTATTACTATTTACTGCATAGACGATTCGGTCAACGGTAACTTTACCGTTTTCCTTCTTCAAGCCCTCTACTCGACCAATTATGTTGCGTAACCTGTCTTCATGGTCAGCAGTCAATTGTCCTGCATATTTAGAGAGGTCGAGAGAATCGATATCATACTTCGTCCCGTTACGCTGCACTGTCGAATCAGTAATGACTAGTGCTGGACTGAAAGTAACGACACCTTCACCTTCGTCTGTAAAAGAGTTTTTGGTAACATTAGCAATAATTTGTGTTTTGCTCATGTGAACCTCTTTTAGTTAGTGTTCTAAAGATAGCTGGCTATTATCTAGCTCTTCGTATCTATTAGAATTATATCAGAACTCTATTTTTTGCCTCTGGTGCGGGTAGGTTTTGAATAGATTGCTTCAAGCTTCTCGCTGACAGACACCTGATTGGTTAATAATACAGCCATAGATTCATCAATACTGCCAAGGTGTTTACTAATTTGCTGAAGAGGAATCTTTTCTACCTCATTTATTCTAGTTTCAAGGGCGGCTAATTTGGTAATCATTTCATCTAGTCGTTTCTGTTGCTCTTCTAATTTAGCTTTATATGAGTCAGCTAAGTCTTTATAATTATCGATACTAGTTTTTAATGCCGTGGAACGAGATGTAAGAACTACACCTACCACAGTGGTGGTGAACCCGATAATAGTAGGAATCCAAGTGAGTAGATTATCCATTTTCCGACCTTCCTAGAATTATAAACACATAACCTGCCATTGACGTGAGGATAATAATCGTATTAAGGGTAGTCATAAACTCTGCATTGGTTTTCACAAGGTCATTTGTAATACCTGTAACGAGTAAAGTTTTTTCACCACACTGAGGAATAACCCATTTGTAATGAATTATCATCAACTTGCCATCATACCTATAATTATATACACCCTGGGACGTTGTGAGAACTTGTGTATTAAACTTTTCGTCTGTCGTTGGGTCTACATACACCTGCTGATCTGAAGGCGTACCATTCTCCATCTGACGTTCGCTTGTTAATTGTAATCGGCTATTATAAGATGCTCCTAGTGTGTGTGGTTGGGTGTCTAAGTGTTCTATACCTTGCTTTATGATAGAACTTGTAATTTGCCGACATTCGCTTGAAGACTTCAGTGTACCAGAAGTGGTTTTAACTTCCATAGATAGAATATCTAGCATATATTGCTTTTGTCGAAGGACAATATCTCTATTATTAGCGGCTTCAGACTGATAAGAAATCGTAAGAAATATAGACGCAATAAAACATAGCACTAAGGGTAGTACTATCTTTGAATATGCTAGAAACTTCTTAATTCTCTTTGTCATTGTTGGGTACGGGCTTCACTCTCACTGAAAGCATTGAACGTGCCATCGAATCTACATAGAAGTTAAAGACCATTTGACAGTGGCGACATTTTACTTCACCACTTGAGCCAGGATGAACCTTAACACATAGATGGTTGCACTTCATTAGCTTGTTACTTTTTTTCGCTCTTACCATTGCTGGGCAACGGATTTCAAATAACTTCGCCTCCTCCATAAGACTAGTCCTCTACAACATTTTTAACTTTAGCCATATTTTTAGCTGTCACTTTTCTAACTACAGGACCAGCTTCTGAACCCATGTCTAATTCTTCATAGCCTTTCGATACTTGTACTTCTTTGTCTTCTTTAACGACAGACTTCTGGTTTTTCTTCCACTCAGTTAGAGTGTTTTTCTCTTCCTCTGACATTTGAAAGCCAGGGATTTGTTCTAGTTTAAGTAGACGATTGATTTCTAGATCCATATTATTCCTCTCGTTATTTCTTTCATTATACAATTTTAATCTATTCAGCGGTTGGTGAGTCAGGACCATCTGTGGTCAGACGGTTAGTTGGGTGACCTTGGATTTCGATTTCGCCAAACATAACAGTAGTAGTGTTCCTGGATGCTTTATTTTCAAGCACAATGTCTATATTGTATTTACCAGGCTCCAACCAAGCAGCTTGTTTATGAATAGGGAAGATGATTTGCCCTTCACGTGGATCAATATTACTCATATCTGTTGGATTATCACAATCTATATCCACCTTCCACATAACATTGTTATAGCCCTTAGTGGTGGTGCGTTCTTGTTCATCAGGTGTTGCATCATCCATTGACAGGTCGTATTCGTTATTCTTTACCGTTAAGCAAGCCTTATAACCTACAAGGGATAGTTTTTCTGTTCCCGTGGAGGTTTGCTTTTTCCACGACCAGCGAATTACACCAGTATCCCCTCGAGGGTGTGAACCTAATTTAAGTTTTTCTAGTTTAGCCATTATTACTCCATATTTCGTTATGTTGATGAGTACAGTTTTCATCACAACCTTGATTCATATATAGGTTAGCTACCTTTTGAAGATTGTCGCCCTCTTGTGGTGTATACGTATTCACACTATTGCCATTCTTTATAATCAGCTTGTATGAGCAGGAGCAGTTAGGGTGAATCGCTCCACCTACAATGTCCTCATAATCTGCTGTGAACGTATACTTCTTACCATTCTCCACTATATCTATGCTATCTCCCTTATCTAGGAAGTTAGATTCAAACGGTACAGGTCCTCTATTAATTAATTCTTGGCAGTAAGCACAAGGATGTCCTGTTCGAGAATAAAGTTGTTTATATGCATTCTTTAATTTACCAGTAACTTCAAGTAATTGTTTGTCTGCATCATATTGAGATTGTACATAAGCCCTAGAGGTTTCGTGTCGTGCAATAAGAGTGGCTCGATTCTTAGATACTTCCGTGAATTGCTGTCTGATGTCTTTTATTATGTCATCACGAGAAAAGCCCTCTAATGCCATCTTGTTAGCTTTGTCATATATCTTACGATTTGCCTCTAGGATATCTGTATTATCGATAGCTTTCTGTACCTGCTTCTTTGTAGGTTTCTTAGAAAAGTAATCTTTGAACTTGTCAGGATTTCGTTCGTATGCCTCTTGTATGAGCTGAATGGCAATATTACTCATTATCTGAGAATAAGCCTTGTTAGAAGCCCTCAGAACATCGTTTAAGACGGTATCTAAATGTCCTTTACCCGAAACCTTAGATCTTTCATTTATGAATGTTCGAATTTCCTTAGACATCACGTATTCAGGGTGAGCTCCTCCTAGACGGTCTGCTCTCGTGAATGCTAATCCAAAGATGGGTGCGATGTATAGCCAGTATTCTTTAAGGAAATCACCTATCTCTGTAGAAAAGTCCTTAGATATGTCTGCAGGCATTAAGTCTGTCTGAGTAAAAGAATTGACAGTGATATTTTGCAAAGAAACATTAAGGATTCTTTGATGCACATCCAATAATTTATCTATCAATTCATTATAGACAGTTTCTACCTTGGTAAAGTCGTCGGGTGTGATGTCGTTATGGTATGAATTGTCTATATCGTCGATATCATCTATATCATCTGAGTCCTCATCTAAGTCGATATCAGTAACTTTAATGGTTTTTCCTACCAAGTCTTCAAATGGAACATAATATTCGTCAGGATTGACTAGTTCACCGTTAATTTTCATATCATCTAGGTAAGCTAGAGTCATATGAGGGTTGTAATCTGGGTATTTCTGGGTATAATGGTCTAATTTGAGTAAATCTTCGTGTACCTTGACTAATTCATCACTCTTTTTAAGTAAAGCAACTAGAGCAAAGCCTGTATCTATAGGAAAATGACTAATCTTTTCAATTGTTACCTCTTTGAGTCCAGATTCTTCAACAATTTTAAGGATTTGGTCCTTGATTTCGTAAGGTTTGTCCTTTAATCCATATATCAAGGTTACGTGTGGGTTCTCTTGCCCTGGAATATTACTTGTTTCAGGTAACAAATCACTGACATTTGTAAGGACAGAAGTATCTAGCCCAGATTCATTCAACCTTTCCGACACATTCACGGGTTCAAGTTTAGCTCCAACCCAGCCCTGGTCATCTGGTTCATCTACTTCCTCTTCTTCTGACTTGTCTTTGGCAATTTCTTGAGTAGAATTGTCTATATTTATGACAGGAGAAACATTTACGACAGGCTGTTTGTCGGATTCTTGTACTACGACTTTATTTTCTGGGGCTTTCGGTGCTTCAATATGAATATTTATTGGAGAGTTCTCCGTAGCAGGTTTTTCTTCTTGAGTACTTGCTTCTTGCTCTTTAGCTTCCTTTTCAGCTTGCTCTTGAGCTTTCCTAGCTTCTTCTTCGGCTTTTAATCTATCTTCATCGATAACTAGGTCTTCTAAGTCAGATTTACCTGTAGCGTATGACACGGCACTTTCCAGTGTATAACCTTTATCTACCAAGTCTTGAGCTAGTGCTGCCTGACTGCTTCTTAATTCTGTAGCTTTCATTTCAGAATCGTAGTCTTTAGATAAAGCACTTCTTAACTCGATAGTATAGCCAGTTCTTTCAAACTCTTTCGAGTAGTGAGTGCGGTAATCTAGGTTTAATACGTCTGTAATATCCTCTACTCGTGGCTCAATAGAATCTCGAATATAGTTGTCGTCCTGAACCCTGGCTGTTTCTCGTGTTGTGCCAGATTGTTCAATACCTAGGTTCGTTTTAGAAGCACCTGCTACGGCTATGAACTCATCACGGTTAATTTCATTAATGTCTAATAGAGCTGCCTTATTTAAGTCTATCTGCATATCTTGCCACTGAACGGCTCCTGCTCCATTGGCAAAAATAGGTTCACCCTTAGTTCCTGCCATAATTCGTGCTTTGAAGTTTTCAAAATCGATATCGTCTAGAATAACGTCCGTTGTAATGATTCCTGGGGCATTCAAGTTACCGTTCAAGCTCTGTCGTGTGTGGTCGCCTGATTGATTTAAGGTATAGATAGCTGGTTTAGCGGCATCAACCATAGACCACGACTGAGAAGTGTCAAAAGGACTTTCTTCGATAAAGGTAATTATCTGATGAGGTTGCCAGTTACGTTTCCTTCCATCTGCCTTATATTCGACATAACCTGCAACTTGTCCGTTTCTATCTATTACACGTCTGATTTCAAAAGGATTTAACAATACGAATTTCTTAATATAACTCATACCGTAATTGGTTGGTTGTCGAACTACTCCTAGATAATAACGTCCAGCTAAGTCTAGATATACAGATATAGTCTTCCAGAACTTCTTGGTTGAAAAACTGGTAGATTCCTGAATCAATTTAAGATATGGGTGTGTAGGGTCTTTTCCTAGTTTCTGGTATTCCTGCAGTAATTCAGGTGTAACGTCTACATATAGGTTTCGTTTTGCAATGCTAGCTACTCGGTTGCCTTTACGTTGGACTGCCGCGTATGGATAGCCTCTATAAGAATCCTCTGGAGCAACCGTTACGCCACTCCAGGTTGGATTTAATCGATTAGTCTTGTTGCCATAACGCAGAAAGTTATTAGCCGCATTATTATTAGTGGTTTTACCATCTGAAAATATATTTGTGATTCTATCTAAAAGACCCATTGAATATTTCTGTTTAAGGATTGTTATATCTAATCCTAATTATATCAGACAGTCTTATTCTTCTGTTTTATTCAGTTCTGGATGACGTTTATCTATCCACACAAGGAATTGTGAGTCCACTTCGTCTTTTAATTCTTGAGGTGCTTTTTCATAGTCTTCTAGGTTATTCAATTTCTTATATATGAACTCACAAGCATAGTCCATCAGAATACCAATCTGGAATTGTAGGAACTGCTGTGCTCTTTCTTTATCCATTTGGACATCTTTCTGCATCTGTTTCACTTCGAGTTCAATATCTTTTATCTTTTTAGAATCCTGTGCTTTTAATTTATGTACGGTTGTCGACGGGAATAATATATCGTGAACCTTTATAAGTCCAAGGATTACCAGAATACCTAAGACTGGAAAGCCTAGGATTTGAACCAAGGTCATCATTTCGTATACTCCCTCATAATCTCTACCACTCGTTTCAGTACACCTTGTGCCTTATCTACGTGTCCAGAAATCGTACTCTTAATTTTGACATTAGAACTCTTTTCGTCAGACTCTTCCTTCTTGTCTGCAGGTTGCAAGTCTTCGTTATACTGCCTCCACGTGTCTTCTAGCTTTACTTCCACATCTTTCT